AGTGACAAATGGAAATTCTACAATGTAATCAAATGCATATTCATGTTGTGATAAGACGCCATTAATGTTTGGCACTACTAACGTAAAGCTTGCATGTGGATCATATGTCTTAATACTATTTGCCAGTGTTGCTGCGGCAACTTGTTGTTGCTTGGTAGTGGCAATGGTAATAAAACCATTCTTGGGTTTATCCATTTACATTCTCACCGTGTTTAACAATAATTCTATCTAATGCACGTTTGTTCATACAATGCACATCACTGTTTTCATGTCTTACCATAATATTTTTCCAGGGCTCATGTGGATCATGTGACAACACAATCCAAGTTTCGTCGTCTAAACTATCTACAATATCATCTTTGCCAGATAAATTTTGTATGGGAGTTGCAAAGCTGTTAATTGATTGTCCAGTACGCATGCCATTCATAATATGTACTGCAATGCTTACACAATAATCTGTACGGAACATTGATCCAGGAAAGTTATATAAAAATTTATAGTACTGGTAATTTTCTTTTACGTATTGCCAAGTGTCAAAAAATAATTTACTTGTGTCGCTTTTGTCAAAATACACAACAGTACTCCACCACATACGTACACCATTTGAAAATAATCTTCTTTCTTTAAGATTCATTTCGATATTTCGCATTGTAATGGCTCTGTCAAACATCGCCACCCCTTGGTAGCTACTAAACGCATGATCCAAAAAGTCTGTTTTTAAAATATAGTCAATGTCCAGCAACAATGTTTTGTCATAAGGACTATACTCAAATACCTTATGCTTGTTACTATTACTAAACTGTGCCTTGAATTCTGTCCAAGGACTATCATAATGATTGCGAGTATTGGATTCTAATTCGTCGTCAGTTATAACTACATCTGCGATATACTTTTTGATCTCATTACTGCCGTGACTTTCAATAAGCCAGTCCCAACTTCCTTGATCAGTAATCAAGCACACTGGTCGTTTTAAATATTTTTTAACTTTCTTAGCAGCAAACAATGCCAACTTGACATAGTCAATATGTTCGTTATTATATGCAAAAAAGCAAACGCCTTCAGTCATCTACCAGTCCATTAGTTTCTTAAGGTTACGAACCTTCTTGAGTTTCTCAAACTCAGCTTCGTATTCATTCATTGCATCGTTATATGATGACAATAATGTTTCTTGAAATTCTATCAAGTTAGCAATACGAATTGGATTTTCTTTTGTATCAACAATAATGCTACTGGTTACACCATTAGCAATTAGTGAATTCACAAATGATATTGTATAGGTGTCAGCATAAAATACACCATTGTTATGATGTACAGTTGTTAGCTGCTTAACTCTATTTTTAATAAGTTGTTTTTGATTTGCAATAGTTGCACTGTAATTTCCAAACTCCAGTGCCTTCGTTAGTCGTTCGTCCATAGATGTCTCCGTTATGGTTACTTACTATAATATACTAGTGATTGTTTATTGTCAAGAAGATATTATTCGTCTTTGGGTTTATCGTCTTTAACATCATTGCCGCTATCGCGAGCTTGTTTTTCAGCTTTTGTTAGTTTTTGATTCCAACTATTGTTGCTTATGTTAAGCTCACTTGGCATGGGCTTTGTTTTTAATTTTTTAATAGCGCCGCCCTTTTTCAGGAACGCCGCTACTAATTTTTCTGTTTCTTTATCTTTTTTATTTGGTTGGTGGTTCATTGCCATAGTAATAACTTTCTGTTACTACTATTTATAGGCTAGTATCCGCTTGCAGTAACAAATATTGGTACACTAGTATATGTAATTTGACCTACAATTCTAGTATGAGTTGTGTCTTGTGGTGCAACATCAGATGCGATTAGTGTAACTTCTAAACTTGTTACAAGTCCTACAGTTACTTCTGCAATCTTAATACTATCCAATAGTGTAGCATCGCCTGCCGTCGTTGGTGTGCTTACATTAAAGTCGCCACCTTCAACTCTACTAAATGTATATTCATTAGTTAAGTAATGAGGTGTTACACCAGTATTATTAACCAATGTTAACATTAACTTTCCACCACTAGTGTATCTAGTTATTGGATTACTGTAAATAATTTTTTCCCAGTCTCCGTCTACATTTTGGTTAGGTGTAGTAAAACTATCCTGTAATGTTCCTGTAACCGTATCAGTTATAACGAATGGTACAAATGCATCATCAACATTGTTCTCACCAAAAGTTATTTCTCCTACAATCTGCTGTTCGTCAATTTGATCTTGTAAGCTAGCAATTTCAACTTCATTTGTATCTACTAGCGCAAAGTTTTCGTCCATCTGTGCATGTGATAATGCTGGGCCATCAAGGCCTTTTTGTGTTGTTGGCATCTTAAGCCTCCTATCTTTGTTATGGGTCAGCTATGTAACCTGGATCTACGTACCCTGGTAATGTATATGGTGTTGTATTTGTTATGCCGGCCCAGTCATAATATTCAACCAATGCTGGCCCAATACGTGGTGCAAATTGATATGACTCTGTCGTTGGTATATCTTTATAAACTGTATTTGTATTACCAGCAGCAAGTTGTTCGTCTGTTGGTGCTATATCTGGTATAATTGTTCCTACTTCTAAAATCAAATCAATGTGTGCGTTAACATTATCGTCTGGGTCTCTAAGTTCTACTTCTAATTGTATTACGATGCTACTATCAGGTAATTCTGTAACAGTAGCCCAAAGTTTAATACTGGCATTATCATACTCACCACCAAGACTATATTCGTCAACATAATCGCCGCCGCCAGATCCAGTAAGCACATCAAATACTTTTGTCTTTACGTCTTGTTCACAGTCATAAAATCCTAAAGATATAATTGGATTGAGATATCCGTCTGTTGTTTGAACAGCATTGGCACCAAATTTTATTGTGCCAATCCCTTGTAAAATATCTTGCCAAACAAATCCACGGCTACTTTCTCCTACGCTTTCTCCCAAGTTAAAGATAATTTCTCCACCACTGTTAAAGAAATATCTCGCCTCGGTATAGTCTGAAAATCTAGCAATAACTCCGGCTTGTGCTATTTGTGCAAAATCAAAGTCTACTGAATCAATAACTACAATATCAGCATCCATTTCTGCATATGCAGGATTTAGATCATTTTTTGTAGCTTCAATACTTTCAATTTTTTGTTTAACTAAATTCAACGCCTGAGCAAAAATAATCTGATACTCTGCATCACCATCAATCTTATCAGGATCTTTAAACTTAGGTAATGGATTTGATGCGCCATCTGCACTCATATGTGCTAGACCAGCATTAACTTGTGCTACTAATTGATTGACATGTTCTGCTAAAATAATATCAACAGAACCACCACCTAAATTTTGCGGCTCTACTGTATTCTGTCCCCAACCAGTTCTAATTGCATTTTTTGATGATGGGTTTAAACTTGATAGTGTATATGATGGATCATTATCAGACCAATAGGAATTATAAATTGCCTTCAGTTCATTGAACTGTTCTGCTGTAATTAAATTACTTATTCCAATCGGTGGAGTAGCCATAGTTATTTTGCTCCAACTACTACTTCAACAAGTCCTATTCCCTCAGATGTTTTGTCTTCCAAAGCTCTGCCAACAATGCGATACCAATCCATGTACTCTTGCATTTCATAATCTGTTGGAGCTCTAGCTACACCTGGTTCTTCGCTTGCCAATAATCGCTGTCCTTTAACTACTGGACCAATAACTTTAAGCGGTACACGACCTGCTAATGCTACTGCGACTGTTGTTCCTTCAGCAGCACTGTTCATTAAGTGAGCTGGGTTAGTTGAAACAATACCAAAAACGCTAGGACAAAATGCTGATGTTGTTTGCGTTACTTCAGCCTCGCCGCCAATTTTTAATACTGTGCCAGGTTCATATTGTGCATCTGCTACATACATTTCCGCTAAATCGGCATACTGAGCAGTTGTAGCAACACCGTGGAATTTAAATCCTGCTTCGCTTGATAACGTGACACCTTTGCCAATCTTAGTAAATGTTGGTTGTACTTCTGTTTCAGATGGATTAACATCAAAATCGTCGTCAGCACTTATAACCATTACAATCTCACCTGTATCGTATACAAGAGTAACACTGTGTTGTGCGCCTAATGTATCTTCAACTGTTACTGTTTTCATAGCACTGCCAGGCATTTCGTTCCATTTAACTCCATCAAAGTAATTAAACACTTCGTTTCCTTTGTTGTAGTAAATTTGACCGTTTACTGCATTAGCAATTGGTGGATGCGGATTATCCGGTGTGCTAGTGTATGCAAAGTTCTCTAATAATTTTAATTGGTTCTCAGCAATTGTTTCGCCGTAACCATACCAGTTTTTACCTACAAATGTTAGATAAGTGTCTGTGTTTAGCGTAGCATCTTGTACATCAATTGGCGGGGTGCTTGGATCGAAATGATTTACTCTATATACCATGTTAGTTACCTGCCGTTATTCTAAGTGTATAAACAACCTGTATTTGTCTATTTGCACTTTTTTCAATTGGATGGAAAATAATATGACTAACAAATTTTTGCGTAGCTACCTCTGAACCAGCAATAATGCCTAGTTCATCAAAAATAAAATCTGCTTCACTATTTGTGTTGTTGTCTATAAGACCTTGTCCTGTTGGCTCGTTATATGTAAGTGTGCTAGTAATAACAATATCAGTCTGTGTTTCACCTGGAATGTGAAAAACTTCAATTTGATTTAACACGTCACTTCCTGCTGTTACTGTCTTTGCACCTTCTGTAGGGAACGTTTGGTTATGCAATACATCGTCTGTATGGTCAACATTTGGGGTATTGTAAATTACATTACCAACACCATCAATTGTTGTGCCTCCATTACCGTATGCGATGCCTTCAATACCAGCACCACCTGTTCCAATTGCATTAGCTAATGCAACACTCATATTCTCAAAGTTAATAGCATTGTGTTTATCCAGCAATACTTCATTAGTATCACAATCAGTGATTAACACATGGCCATCCATTTCAAGAGTTGATTTATCTATTAAATTTGTCATTTGTCAAAATTCTCCGCTATTTGTATTTATGCATATCAAAACCACTTAATCAAAGCCCCACATTAACGGTGACTCTGGATATGGTAGTTCCATCCAAGGATATAAATTTGTTCCCATACGCGATGCGTTCGTAATATCTATAATCTGTGTTCCAGCATTATGCAACGATGATATTGTCTCGCCTTGCCCACGTTGTACATTTTGTAATGTGTCGCCTATAACAGCGGTGTATGATATCACTTCGCCATTAATGTAAGCAATGCCGCCACTACTTTCAAACATACTGCTATCTGCTACGCTAATTAGCATATCATTTTTAGTTATACTACTACTTATAGTAGATGTTTCTGTGCTTGTCAATTCAAAAACAGCAGCAGTTTTATCTTTGCCTGTAATATATACATGTATTGTTGAACTTGCATCTACAACATCTCCTGATGTATTTGTATTAACAACAATACTTACTGATTCATCAATTAATGCGTTAAATGACTGTCTGCGTAATGAATTTGTTTCATTACTAAAGTTATTTGCTTTTACAAAATCGCCACCATCTAAATATGATGTTGGATTAGTAACAAAGTCTCCGCCGTCAATTATATCTAAACTCTCAGGCGTATCTGTAAACGATGATACGTATACATCTAAGCCTACTAGTTCTCCATTTGGTTGTTCCATCCAATCAGTAAATGTTTCTGTTGGACTGTCTTCGAACTTCATTGTTACAATTCGTTTCTGATTTTCTTCTACAACACTAATTTTAGCAGTATCACTAACACGACTTATATCTACTTGCGATTTAATTTTTGTATGGAATGGCTTGATATCTTGAATGTAACCTTCCAGAATATCAATATTACCTCGATAATATCTACGTGGTAGTTTAGTAGTGTTATTTGTTGTTGCAATAGTAGTGTCTACATTTAGTTTGATATATGTAGTTTTATAGAACCAATCAACTTGATTATGTATGCTTGCAATATAATGAATCATTCCAAAGAACATATGATTAAAGTTAAGCAAATATTTTCCTATGAATAAATCTTCACGACATGCTTTTATGATAAATGACATAAATTGACTTGGATCAAAATCCCAAATGCCTTCCCAACTCTGCATATCCCAACTGTATAGAGAGTTAATATTCCATACTAAGTCGTTAAATTGAATAGTTGCAAAAGTTTTTTCAACCATAACCCATTCGCCATCTATTAAGTAATAAGTTTCATCACTAATACGTCCGCTTTGGTCATTTACACCTTCTCTTACTAGTACACTAGTATGTGCATTTTTGTCTACATTATTCAACTCAGCTCTTGAATCAACTGAAATACTTGGAGTCAGGTCTTGTGTTTTAATTGGGTTAACATATGATGCCCATTGCCATGTTAAATTCATATCCCAACCAGCGTCTTGGTACCATTCAGTACCACTGTTTCTATATAGTATTTCTGTTTCTTTATTATAATAACTAGTATATTGAATTGGAAACTCAGTACCGCTATAATCTGTAGGAGATACTACAGTTGGATCTGTACGCCATTGTCTACCGTCCCATATATAATTAAGAGAAGTGTCACTATTAAAAAATGTATTGCCAGGTTGAAGAATATCTGGAAACGCTGGAGTGTCTGGTATATAAGCATCAGTTGGAATAGTGTAGAATGTTTTTGTAATAATTCTGTTCCACTTGTTAGCCAAATTGTCCACTAGATTTTCGTGTATCAACAAACTGTTAATAATATTAATTGCTTCACGTCTAGCGTCTTTAACATCTTTAAACCATGCTTGGCTATGTTTTACGCCAGGATAGATATATTCAAAGCTACGATTGTCTCCGTAACGATTGTAAGGATGTAATAATGGATCTGGTAGTATATTACCAGTAACACTTTGTACACCAACTAAGTTATCGTTAAGTGCTGTATAATAGTAATCAGGAATTAAATCACTACCTTCACTAATATTAGTCCATGAACTGTGTCCTAAATCCTGTGGCATAATATTAACTTGTGCAACTGTATTTGAATCAGTTATAAAGTTTTTAATGTTATTAATGATTATCTGTGTTGGACTAACTGCTGCTGTCCAGCTGATACCATTTGCACTTGGATCAGCAATAATACGACTAACATCAAATGCAGTTAGCATTCTATTGTCTTGGCTAATAGTTGTTTTGTTTTTAACCCAGAAGTAATAAACACTATCATATCTACTAAAGTCGTTATTCCAATATGTTTCTTCTGTGTAATAATCAAGATATACGGCACTCGCTTCATCAAATACACGATACGCTTCGCCTGAAGCTGGTGTACCAAATTGATCGCTAGACGCTTCTACTTCTGCAGCCCATAAGTCTGGAGTTACTTTTGATTTCACCCATTCGTAAACATCAATACTTGATCCAGGAATTTGTTTGCCCCACATCTTACTTGCATACTGTGCATCGCCTTGTTTGTAATCGTAATAGTAAACACTTGATGTATTCCACCAACGTTTGCCTACATGTTCTTCAGCCCATGCACTTCTTTGATTTGTATCATACGATGTATCACTACTTAAATTATATACCGCAACATCTGTTGGATATCTAAAGTCAATCTCTCTTTCAGCAACTCCAGGAATAATACCTTGCACAGGGTCATATACTTCAAGTTCTCTAATTGTTTTTTGTGTTTCACCGTCATATATTTTTACATTTTCAAATTGGCTGTTGTCAATTGAAGTCTCTATATTTCTTACTAGTGTTAGTTCTCCACCATTATACATCCAAATAGCACTTCCTTGATCTGTGTTTGATGCCCACAACAAATCACCGTCAGCAAAATTATAGTTAATTGTATCAGCAACTGCATTGCGCATTGCTGTTTCACTTGCAAAACGTGCATTGCGAATAACAAATACTTCTTCAGCACGGCCGCTTTCTTCAATATATCTATCAATATAAAATGCTGCTGGATCACTAAGATCTTGTGAAGTTACTGTGTGTATTCCGTCAATAGTTGGCAATGTGGTTGAATTTATTATCATAACATAATCGCCTTCACGAACATTATGTGAAGTACTTTCACCTTCAAAAGATTTAAGAGTAATTTTTGCATCATTACCATCTGTACTTTCATCGCCTGCGTCAACTTCAGCCCAACGTGTGGTACGTTGTGTTCGTAATATGTTCCAGCTATTAGATCTAACTATTGTTGAATTGTCATGAATGTTAATATCATTTAATACCCAAGTGCTAAACAATGTACTATCAGTACTACTAATATTTGTCCAATCGCTAAGTTGGAATGTATTGCCACCACTTTGTCCAACTGACACAATACCTGTTGATAGTCCAGCTTGAGTATTAAAGTCGCCACTGCCTAAATCCAATGTTGGGCCTACTGTTACTAATTTAGTAACTACAATACGATTATTAACAATTTCTACTGTTACCCCTGGAATGTTTGCTGATGTAATTTCATTTACTACTTCAACTGCCGTGGATGGTACATTATTAATAATAGTTGCACCCATGTCATATGTACCAGCAATAGAGAATATATTAGAATTATCAACTATTACTAGTGTACTGTTTGGTCCTAGACTACCTTCTGAACTTAATGATGTAATTTTTAGTCTGTTTGTTAGATTATCATCTTCTGATGCAACATACTGTGTTAATCCATTATTGGTTAGGAAGGTGTTAATGAATGTAATAATATAATCTAGATCCATTGGAGTTGCAGTTGGCTCTAGAACATATTGTGGATTGTATGTACCACTAGTTAAGTTCATTGGTATAGCACCTGTACCACTGATTTCCATTGAAGCTTCTATTGTTTTCTTAATGATTAATAAGTTATTTGATATTGAGATTTCTGATTCAATATTTGCTACTGAATCAATTGCTACTTTAAGTTGATCATTTGTTAATGTTATTTTTTGTAATTCTGTTACTGGCAACATTGTATATGTAATAGTTGCTGTCTCATCACTAGTCATTGCCCTTACAATTGGATTGCCTAGTTCGTCTACATCGTCAATCTCAACAGTTAACAAACGTTGGTTATAATCTATAACTCCTATATCGCTTGTAAGTTCATCAACACCTTCTGGTAATGTAAATGAGAACACTGTTTGGGTTCCGTTACCTTGGAATGTTTCAGTTTGATTCGGAGGAGTTGTCTGTAAGTATACTTCTGATCCCCATTCTTCCAAGTCTAATACTGTGCTATCAATTGTTAATTCTAGTCCACGTACATCTTGTGTCTCATCAGGAACAGCTGATTGTAAACTATAAGGTAAACCACCATTAAGCTGTGTGTCATCCAACACACTTGTTGCAACAATATTAGACACATTAATTTGTGTACCATTAATGCTAATAACAAACGCATTTGCTACTTGGTTAATAATTGTTGCGCCAGTTGCAACGATATCTGGATATGAAATTGTCTGTTTGTTCCACCAAAATTCACGACCTTCAATAACCGCACTTGGGATATCAGTAAGTGGGTCTCTGTAAATAAACTCAGTGTTACTAATGTTAATACTGCCTGTTTCAGTAACAACAGAATTTAGCGGATTATATGTTAGCTTGTCAATGTTTAACTTAAACTTTGATCCATTATATCTAACTTCTTCATCACGATTATATGATTGTGTATTATTCCAAGTTGGAGTTGCGTCATAAGCAGATGTATAATTATCATAAACATCCCCAATCTGTAATACAGTTGGTACAATATAATCATACTCACTTAATAATACATCGCCGCCTTTTCTAATTTGGGTAACTTTTGGTCTTGATTCAGTTGGGAATGTTAATGAATGTTGTTTGTTTACAAATGTATTATTTGTATCATTCAAATTAATTAATACGTTATTGTTTGATAACATATCATCTGTAATAATAATTTCTGTTGCTTCGCTTCTAGTTGTATCACCAAACTGTGATGACTTAAACATCCAGTCTTCAGTTACGTTAACATTGCTTGCGCCTCTGTTAACTGTGTTGCCACGATTGAACTTATCAATACTATTATTTGTACCTTTGTGACGTAGTACGCCTTGCATAAACTTATTGATAACATTGTCTGGTAAATCTAATTGCGTAATCCAATCCTGTGCATGTATGCCTAACGTAATGCGTTCAGCACTATGGATATCTTTGTTAAACTTAGTTACATTGAAGTCGTAAAGATCACTCATACTGTCAGCAATTGTATCAAAGTTTTGGATAATTGTATCTTCGCCAATCAAATAACCTGGTGCTGATTTACTACCATCAAATGATGACGTTTTTTGTCCTACAATTTTAAATCTACGCTGTGCTAGACCTGTTAGTGGAGTATATATAATTTCGTTAAATGTTGTAACATTATTAAACAACACACTGTGATAGTATCTAGTTAATGCAACGTTAAGACCTACAACACGTCCTGGTGTTGTATTATTTGTTACTGTGTCTACTGGTTGTATTGAACCAATTTGCGTTTGGCTATTTGATGTTGTGTTTGAACTTACAATACTTACAATACCCTCTACTGGTTCTGCTGTTAGAGGATTTGTGCCTTGTGGGTGTATTGTCATTTGGTTAGCAATTCTTGTGATACACAAGTCACTAAAGTCACCTTGACTAATGTTTCCGTCAGCGTCCATAACCATAATATCGTTAGCGCCGCCAGGTAGACTGTTAAATTCCATAACACTAAATGTATTACTTGTGACTGTTATGGTTGTTGTTACAGGAGATTCAAATTCAGCATCTAGGTCAGATTTAACAGCCCATGCAGCAAATTCGTTTGCACGGCCATCGCCAGTAACTTTTGTTGTATCTAATCCGCTTGCAGTTAAATATTCATAGTAGCCACGTATAAAGTTATATACATCTTGTATGCGTGATAGTTTTGTACCAAACTTTAATACACTTGCTGTTGTATTGAACTGGTTATATTTTTTAATGTTTACACCTTCAGCTATTTCTACTAAAGTAAAATCAAACTCTTGTGTTTGTAGTGGTTCATAAAATAAGAATTCTTGTCTGTGGGTACTATATCCTTCGATAATATATCCACTGTCTTTCTTTTGAATTTTGATATTACTAATTAGTAATAATGTTTCAGGAAGACCGCCTGACATTCTTATTTGATAATCTTTATTGCCTAATGTGTATCTGCCATTTTTCCCACTTTCAGATTTAATTTTGATTAAACTACTATCTGTAAATCCACTTAGTGGCTGCATTATTCTTGACTCAAGGGATTTAAATGTGTCTTCAATAACTTCACTATTTCTATTGCGTTGGTTAGCATTGAATAGTACTTGGTCAATACCCAAGTTGTACTTAAAATTATCTCTCAATGTTACGCTAAAATGTACTGCGGGCCAAATTTTAAAACCTTCACTACTTAAAGGAGGAGTGTAGTCATCTGGATAGATAAGTGTTACGTTTGGTGTACTTGAATACCCACTACCCGAACGGGTAACGGTTAAGCTTAGTATATTGCCGTTATCATCTAAATTAAGATCTGCTAGCCCAGTAACGGTTTCACCAGTTCCAATAATACTAACTCTAGTGCCTGCTGGTATTGTACCAACTTGCTTTGTTACTTTTATATTTTGTATTTGTTTTCCTATTGTACTGCCATGATATGTAAGTCTCTTGTTTGAGAATTGCATTTTGTCTAAATTACTAATTGTGCTTAGATCAACTGTATCATCGTTGTGGAATGCACCAGCTTGGAATACCCAAGGCGATGTTCTTGATGGATTTAATTTAACCACTGCGTCAGTTGTTGCAGATTGTCCTAATGGTGATTGTCTCCATTCATACTCAGTTGGACCCCAATCGCCAAACACAAATGGATTTTGTGGAGTTATAGGAGTTCCTAACACAACTTCAGGATCTTCTAGTGTGCCATCAGTTTTTACTGGACACTTAGCAGCCCAATCCCATTGTGTCATAATCCAACTAGGGTCTTGATGAACTTCTGTTCCTGGTTCTGTTATAATACCATACTTGAGTGCATTCAATAATGCAGTACGTTTTGTTGGGTCTGTCCAACTGTAATGTGTATCCCACCATGATGGTTTAAACATAAATCCTAACATATGCCAAGGTGCTAACTCAGGAGTTGTTGTTCCAAACAAGATGCTATAAACACCTTTCCAATGTCCTGGTGCAGTTTGTCCATTAAGTTTTCCAGGTAAATCAATTGAGCTGTAATTCCATGTATTTGAGTCTGCAGCATCATAATAATCTACAGTCTGCAAATCAGTGTTGCCCGTTGCATGTTGCCAGTCAATAAAGAAACGCTCAACATAATCATCTATATCCTGGTGTGTGAACCATAATGATTCATTCATTGATGGCATATATGTTCTTGGTGCGCCGTGGCTTTTAACTTTTTTAGCAAGTCCGTTCCAAATTTTCTTTTCAATATCATATAAAACAGCAAGTACTGGATTAAATTCTGGTCCTAAAATATCATCTGTATTTGTCGTGCTTGTATCGCTAAAGTCAATTTTATATCCATCATGACAGTATAGTACATTGTCGATAATTTGTGGCTCATACGCATTAGCAAGACCTAGCTTTGTAAAGCTTGATGGTATATAACAATCATTTAAACTACCATGGTTATATACTTCCAATACGACAGCTGATCCATCTGTGAAAGGTACAAAACTAGCAGTTACAGTTACCATTCCATTTTCTATTGTATATTCAACATCACGTTTTAGCAGGCGGGTAACTCCAACATTATTATTAGTTGCGTTGTCTTTCATATAGATATTAATATGGTCTACACTAAATGTGTCTTCGTCATAATTAAATTTAGCAATATAGCTTTGTCCAATTGTGTCATAAATGAAGTCCTGTTTCAGGTTAGTATCAGTAAATAACATATTTGATTTTTGATGCAAGTTACTACCAATTTGTCCTGTAATTAATGCAGATAAAACATCGTTAACTAACTCACGTGTACTATTGTACTGAGCTGACTGAAACTTTCTATTAGCATATGCCTCTGCTCTTTTGCGGAAGCTCAACCATTCTTGTGCTTGATTTTTTAATGCTTCTGTTAGATCAATATTTTTATCTGTGCTTAGGTAGTCGTGAATAATTGGAGAACCATCACTAATATATATTTCACCACCAAGGTTATTCAGTTTAGGAATAATACCATAGTTGTTTTTACCTTGTGAAGATCCCGTAAATCCTGGTTGGTTAGCAATTAAACTTTTCCAATGTCTAGAAGTTTCACTAAGAGTAAACTCATTAATTTTTTTATTAGTTGGGTTATGATTTAAAATTCTTGGCGATGTAACTGTGGCATTATTGTCTACATATTCTACATCAATAATAAATTCATCACCTTCACCTAATTTAGATGAATCAAGAATTAAACTATCAGGCGTTCTTTGAACATCAGACAAATTAAACGGTTGTCCATTTGAGTTAACTCTCAAGTATAACCCATCAACATTATCTTTGCTGCCAGTAATAATTTTATTTCTTCTTGGTCCGTTTGAATAGAAAATTACATAACCAACTTCATCTGGAAGTGTTACTGTATAAGTATCGCCTGATTGTGTAATAACTGCCAAGCCACCTGGATCAGAAAATGATAATGAATCATCATCTGAACGATCAATAAAGGTATGAGATTGATTTTGTTCTAGCATTAATGTAGAAGTAATTTCCTCATTATATATTTTATTGTTAACTACTTTTCTTACAACTAAGTCTCCAGCGGCTTTATAATATTCAAAATATATATTTGGTTGCCATGTTGAGGTTGGTAATGGGACTACAATATCTTCACTACCATCGCCAACAACTTGTATACTACTTCTTGATAATAACGGAAAATCACTAGCAGGATAGTTTGTAGCTATACGCTCACCACGTCCGTAATTTGCGTAGTAATTTCCTTCTATGTTACTTTCAGTATTATTTTGCTTTTCTAAATAAGTGTAGCGTTCAGTATCAATAACATTTTGTAATACATATTCAGTTTTAACACCTGATGTGCTTACGACAGGAGCAAAGCCTAATTCTGGATCAACTGAACCAGTTCCAATTTTATAACCAAATACACGGTTTCCGGTAAATGTAGTATTGTTGTATTCGCTTAACCTATTGTTTTCATGATCACTAAGTTCAAATACTGGCATGTCACCTTGGCTTGTTTTTGTCTGTGCTAACACAAGAACATCATCTTGCCAATAGTAGTCATAGTATCTATGCTTGCCATCTACATTATAATAGTCTTCTCCAATAGTAAAATAATTACCATTTGTTAATTCTTTGTCAGTTGCTACTAGCGTGTTGCCAACAACTTCGTAAATATAATTGTACATTGCTTGGTTTTGTGTATCTTTTACGGCAACTGTATCGCCTTCATTAAGTCCGTGTGATGCAATTAAATCTAGATCTTGTTCAATTAAACTACTGCTAATTAAAAAGTCAACAACCCCATAGTTTATATCATAACCAAAATTATAAAGTTGTAAATTTCTATCAAACTGAATAATAGGACGTTGGGCACGTCTTGCTTCTGTTGCCCAATCGCCTATGTTAAAGTTATCATCAGCTTCCTGTAATAGCACTAAGGCGCTGTGGTGGATCCAACGGTTGGCACGTGTCCAACTTGATTTGTATTTGTCTTCCAAATTACAAACTGTATAATGCTTAACATCATACGGCAGTGTTTTTCCATTTACTTTACTTGCATGTGGGGCTGCATAATATAGTTCACTGAATGGAATTAGTCTAATTTTATTTCCAACACCAGTAACAATATAACTTCCAACTTGAACATTACTATCATAACCTGTGCCTTTAAATTCCAGTCTCATACCATCCCATAACTGTAATTGCTTTTGATAAACAACACCTCTTACAGTAATTTCATAAGGAAGAGATGCAGTAATTTTATTTCTAACATCCGCTACTGGATCGTAATTACTACCAGTGTTAATGGTTAATGCCGCAGGTCCCATTCCACTAATCCAGTAATACTGATTGTAGTTGACCATTTTATCAAGATCAACAGGAGGGTTAAACACATATGTACGAACACTATACGCAGCATTATAATCGTAATCGTTAAATTCAATATCTACTTTGTCTTTAATCTGATTCCAACTTATTTGTTTGTTAACTGAATTGTCGCTATTAAAAGAAACAAAGGCTGGCTGTAAATGTCTAAACCCTGGAGTATTCAAATAAACATCATTGATGCTGTTAACTACGTCGCCTTTGTTGCTGCCAATAAAATGATCTACGTCATCCAGTTTGCCTTTGCTAATCATAAGATCCAGCGTACCATCCAACCATTTGTTATTTAAATCACTTCTAAATACACCTGGTAAGAATGTACTTGATTTGATATTATTAATAACTGATTGCCCTGGTTTAGTTTTCATAAGTGGCGTGTTAATTTTATTAGGCTTAAAAGGCATCTTTTTTATCCATTCGATTTAATATTTGTGTTTGTTATCTTTTCTACAATTTCAATGTCAGCTACTGATACATCTGGAATTAATAGCTCATCGTTCAATGGCGTAATTTGGAATAATTTACCAAACACACTATTTGCACTTTCTGGTACTACAACAAAACTACTGATTTCTCCAGCTAATTCTTGATGAACATATGCTGCCAATTCAGTAAAGTAAAATGTTTCGCCAAATTCCCAATTTGATATATGGAAGAATTCATAAACTTTGTCCACAATAACACTTTTAATTTCGTTGTCTGTCATTCTAGAACCTTGAGCTCTAATAACACTAAAGCCTGCTCTTAATTCTTCGTGTGCTTTATTACCAAACAATACTTTGTATTTAACTGGGCGATATATCAAGCTATCACTAAGTGACTTCTTACTTGACAATCCTCTAAACTGACTACTTAGTTCGTTTAATGTTGGTGCTAGTGGCATGTCTGCTAGTATACTATCATTTTTAATTAACCAGCTTCTGAATTCTGTATCATAACTTCTAGTTAATACAAACACATCAATAAGGTTTGTAAAGCTAGGATCAATTAATTCATTTGTATCTGGGATATGCGTCCATTCAAATCTTAAATCACTCAATGTAGGATTTTGTGTTGCTAGATTAATATATGCATGTGGATCATCTGGACGTCCATCAGCATTAGCATCTACTAATGTTACTGTAACATTATTACTATCAAATATACCATTACTTTGGAAATTATATCCAGCAATGAAAAACTTTCCATATGTTACACCATTTTCAGTAAACATAACTTGATCTCTAAATTTTTTCTTTGTGTAATAATCTAACTTGTATTCATTAGATGAGTTTGAGAAGTGAACCTTGTCACTGTTTAAACTATATCTAACTATACGAGTAGTAATATTATAGCTGTTATTGGTTACATTTGGGGTTGCATATATTAACCAACTGTCACTATTTTTACCAAATGTTGTTGGGAAAGTAGTATCTGGTAACTGAGCTGGAATAAGTTGACTACCAATAGTAGTTTTAAATTGTTCTGCTTCAAAGTCATACCAAATAATAAAGTCATCATTATCAATTATTCTTCCAATAATTTCTGATCTCTCTGACGTTGTAAAGCTACGTGGCAATGCAGGATAAGCCATTTCTAGTGTTGTGTTACTTTCCACAAAAGTATCTAATGTAATTGCACCACTGCCTGTTGATGTAAGTCCTGTTGAGTTACCTGTTGAACTATCGACACCAAATCCATTTGCAAATACATTTGCTACACGAGCCCATTTGCTTGTCGTGCCGTCACTTAGTTGAACCATTGCCCCAGCTTTAATAAATCTCATAAAGTCTGAATCAGCAGCTGTTCCAGTATTGCCAACAATTTGGTTAGCACTGTTAACAAAGTAACCAGTTGTTGAATCTACAACCTGCCATCTATATACGTCTAAATCTTCGTTACGCTCAATTTGGAATCTATCTGCAAATCTATCATAATACAGATTAGCTAGTTCTGAATTTTCTAATTGTGTTTTGATATAGTTATCAAAAATACTTTGAGCAGGGATATTATTTGTATTGCTCTCAACAATAGTCTCTGTTTTTGTTAAGGCGCCGTCAGTATTGTAAAGTGTTACGTTTGTATATGTGCCAGTTGGATCCATTAAGTCAATAAATCTACTGTGCCCACTGTGTGTACGGTTTATACTTTTAATTTTAGCGATTTGATCACTCTGTGTCAACAAGTAATTATTATAGTCGCTTGCTGTAATCATTCGATCCTGCGCACTATATACTAGTGGAGCATTTTGTTTAATATCGTCTAGTGTTTCGCTTTTACTTGCATTTGTAATTGTTGTTTGTAGTGCGACACCAATTGTTGCTGTATAAATGTTTCCATCAACACCAGTATACTTGATGTTAATCTTTTTTGTACCAATATCATCTGGACGCAACACATATGTTTGGTTAACACCAGTTCTGTACCAAATACGGATAATGCCACGTGGTAAGTTACCAAAGTGTTCATCAGGAAATAGCACACTAATTTGACCATCTGTTCTTGTTTTTACGGCAAACACATTTCTTTTTGTTACGTCAATGTCGTTGTAAATTTCATTAAAGCCGTGTACATTTTCAACACGATCCCAATGTGCTGTTACTGCACCTGTTTGGTCAATTGTTTGCACCCAAACATCATCGTTGTTTACATGATTACTATTAATGTCAAGTGCTAAGTTACTAATTGGATCTGTAATACTAAAATCCTTAAAACTCATTGCGCCTTGCTTAAAGCCTACAAAGAATCCAGTTTCTGCGCTACCCAACCCACGGTTGTCATTTCTGTAATTAATACTAAAGCTTCCGTTTGGATCTGGATACATCTCAACTGTTGATCTTAAGGCTGTTGAGTAATCTAATCCAATTAGGTTAAACGTTGATTTTTGTCCTTGTACACTTCCTGTAAATTCAAATACAATTTGGTTTTCAGTATTGTTAAGGTTATAAAATTGATTGTCTACACCGCTAATAGTAGCACTCTTGCGAGGATTGCCAAATTGGTTTGTTGTGCTTAGTACTGCATTCATAATACTGATAAAGTCATCAAGGTTACTTGCATTGTTTGAAGTCTCAAACTTGATCTCTTTACCTGCTAGGCTACTACCCAAACTACCAACTACAACTTCATTTGTTTTGATGCTAGTAATTTTTAATTGTCCATTTGCAGGTACAGTACGGCGAGGTTTGTACCCTAGGAATTCAGCGAGTTTAAATACGCTGTCTTGTTTTTGTGCGGTTGCAAGAAAGTTATTACGGCTGTTTAAATCGTTTCTGAAAGCAAAGTTGTGTCCAAATTGTGCTACAACATCCAGAAGAGCAACAAAGTCACTACTTTCAATCCAGTCGTTAAAGTTTTCAGGATATTGTGATTTAATATATGAAACCATTGAGTCTCTAATAGTTTTAAAATCAAATGCCTGAAAGTCTGAGTTTAGATATGAATCATAAACTGCCATATAGTCTTCTGCTGCAAAAAGTCTCGCCTGTCTAATTTGCTGTGCCATGTTATAAGTTTCCTGTCTCTTCTTTATTGAAGCTAATCAATAAGACATCAACAATGTTAAGCGGAACATATCTCACTGTAACTTCAATAGTTATAGTGTGAGTGTCTTCGCTAACAGTAATATCTCTGTCTTCTAATACAAATCTTGGATCATAATCAATAACTTCTATAACTTCCTGTCTAATTAAGTCAACTGTCAATTCATCTAGAGGTTGAAATAGATACAATGGAATGTCAGTTCCAAATGCAGGATTGCTCCACTTCTCGCCCTTTTTGATTGAGAAATGATTTTCAAGGTCTTTTTTAGCTAGCTGTAAGTCTGTTAGTGTTACGCTAGTACATCCGCCTTGTGTGTTTGTTGATCCAATAATAGTATTTGCCATATATGTATTTATACAGAAAATTAACTACATATATTATAAACTTTTGGGAGGTGATATATGGAGGAGGTGTTCTGGCCAATCCAAGTATTGTTGCCAGTTTTGATCAGGAATTTTTAATTCATATGTTTTTGCCAAGTTATTAATACTAAACCAACTTGGCCGTGTGGGTACTTTCTTGGGTCTAAGAAGTTTTTGTCCTTTATCAGTATTGCATTTTTGACAAGATGCAACTGTATTAAGCCAAGTATTAGCACCGCCCATCACACGTGGTACAACATGGTCAATTGTTAGCTCACTATAACTATACTTTTTTTCACAGTATTGGCAGTGGTAGTTGTCTCTGATAAACAGATTCTTTCTAGTAAATTTTGCAGATTTGGGCTGGCGTTGGAATCTATTTAACATAACAACGCTTGGACAAGGCATTTCAAAATTAGCACTATGCAATACAATACCTGGATAATTGTGTAATACTTTAACTTTATCTGAGAAATATGATTTAACGGCAGTCTGCCATCCTATTGTACTAAGTGGCAAATAACTAACTGGTTGTGCATCTGCGTTTAGTAACAGGACTTGCTGACTGGGCATGTTTTAATTATTCCGTAATTTAAAGAGGTCGACGATTTGTCGCATTCTGGATTGGGTGATACCAGGCAAGAATCTACGTTGCTCAACGTAGTATATATACTCGCACTGTTGTTTTGATATAGCGTCTTTTTGACGTGGATATTCTCCACGAATTAATTGTACACCTTTAGACTTTAACATAGTTCTTGGAGTATGTCTACCATAATTTCCTAACATCATTATTTTAGCTTCACTTTGTGTACGCAAACGATCTTGTCCATTATTAACAAGTGCGGTTGCAACATAATCCCATTCACGATTCATTATGTGTGTTCTTAAGTCAAACTTTGCTATTTCTGTTCCAACTTTATCCCAAGCACCTGTAAAGAAGTGCAAACTTACCATTGCATCATATTGTGTCTGCGTAAGTGTATCAAGTGGAAAAAACTTTTTAAATGCACGTTCTTTGTCTTTAAAGTTTTCAATCCAAAATGCATATGCATCTGATTCTTCCAATGCTACTGGATTATCTATTTGTTTTGTTAATCCATAACCAATCTGCATCTTTTTGGTTTTTTTATTTTTATGTTTAAAAGGAACATAAGGTGTTTGTCTCAACGCAAAGTTAATCAATAAGTCACTTGCTTCTAAGTCACTTAGTGGAATCAGTACGCTATTAATGTTAGCTTCTACTTTGGGAAATACCTCAAAGTCAATCAACATTTCTTTTGATACTTTATTTGGTCTAACTACGTGCTGTGGCATTATTGTTGTTTCCCTGTACCAGTTGTAAATGATTCTTGTACGCCTGGTACACCATTCCAAGGATGGCGCTCAGGTACACGGCTTGTTGCACTTTCTGTAATTCCGCTATTTTCAACTAATCCATTAGGAGTTGGCGTTGTTGCTGTATCTGCTTGGGCACCATCAGTGTTATTATTAATTGTTGGTGCAGTCTGCTTAATTGTTGCAGAGCTCTTGGTGCTTAAACTACCAGTTGCTTGTATATTAGTTGTTCCTGTTGAGTGGGTATCAATGTCACCGTCGGTTGCTGCTTTAATTCCATCTGCGCCAGCTTGTATGTTTATACCTTGGTCAGCTTGCATATTGATATTGCCTTGTGCATGAAAGTTTATGTCTTGTCCACTTGCTACACTAAGACTATTTTCACTAAAAATATCAATTTGTCCTTCAGCATTCATCTCAATGTGTGTGCTTCCTGATTGGTTTGTAATAAAAATAATACCTGTGCTATCGTCAATTAATATCTGTCCGCCACCAGGTGTTTTAATTCTAATATTTTGACTACCGCTACCATCTGCAGCTCCGTCATCCATTGTTAGTCCGCCACCACCTGGTGTTGTAACTCCCATAACATTGCTTGGCGATTCACGTCTAGCACTACTCATACTATGTCCACGAACAAAGTCTGTTTCTAATCCTTGATCATTCAATACTTCACTTTGTGCTTCGTTACGTGGCTTAGTAATTTCACTAGCATCATCATTTGGATTTTGTTCCGTTGTTGGGCCAATTTCACCGTCTTTGGTTTCAGCACTTGCTTGACTCCCCAAGTTCTGATTTGTTGGTGCAGTTATTAATCCGCCCATAAGAACTGGATTGCGCATACCAGGATTAAATTGTACTAATACAGTTGTGCCTGGTGCTGGTGGTTGCATCCACATACCAAAACTTTTAGCAGTACCCGCAGGATCGTTAACATCTTGTACAGTGTCTGAATTTGTTGCTCCGCCCATAGGCGTTAGCATTAATGCACTAAACTCTGCATCGCTTTCAAACTCACCAATTTTAACAGTAACTCTGCCAGTATGTGTACTGTCTACATTGTCAACAACTTCTGCAACATACATACCATCTGGCGTCATATTATTATTGCCAGTACGGTCACTTTCCGTTGGTACACGAGTTCCTCTTGTTCTGTTATTGCCTATGCTCATAATTGTTCCATTCTATTTTTAACTAACTCAACAGTTAGGTCGTCTCTCTTAACTGCTTCAAGTGTTTGTGTAAATGCACCTGACTGGAATCTACTACTAATAGATTGTACTGTATATACTCCGCTTGTAAGGTAATCTAATTCTCTTCCACGCTGACTGCCAAATCTAGCTATGTCTTGTGAAGGCAGATAGTTTAGGAAAGCAATTAGCACATCGCCTCTAGCTTGATCTCTCACTGCGGTTGTTCTAAATGAGTCGCTTGATGGAAATACATCTGCTAACCCTAACCAATATGGATCACCTTTGATGTCCATACTCATATTCATAAATCCAACTTCACTTGGATTAAACAAACCTTGTGATCTACTTGCAGTTGCATCTGTAGAACTCTCTAGTGCATTTTGATCTGCAGCTCTAGTTTGGTCTATTTCTCTAACACTTTCAACTACGCTATCTAATGTGCGAGGTGGAACACTATTATTACCTGTTTCTGGTCCATCAGTTTCAGTTGGGGTTACTTGTGGTACAATAGATTCATTTGTTTTTGTGCCAAAGCTTGGAGGTATACTATTAAAGAATTGTGCATTAATATTTAATTCCATATCCATAATTTCAGTATTCAATCCAGTGTATAAAAAGTCGTACCTCTTGCTAATATGAGATGTCATGTTATTAAGAAATGTATTCTGCAATAATGGATTGCTTCTATTGGAATTTTCTTCTGCAGGAGTATCTGCAGGTTGTCTATCAAATGTAGAGGCTACATCTACTTTAATTTCCAAAATTTGAGTAATTTGATTTGTTAAGTTATCTCTAGACTCTTCTATTTTAATTGCTGGCGTGACTGTAATTTTAGGAATACTTTCTTCCCAACGTGCTGATTCTCTTTGTTCTATTAGCCCTGGTATTATTTTGTTAAGTTCTGTATACAGATATCCAACGATATTTGTGTTACTAGGAATACTTACCATTGCAGTACCAGTTTCTTTTTGTTGACTTAAACTAGCACTGTTTGACTCTACCCCACTAATTGGCTGTGATAAAAATTCTGACATGCCAGGACCAGTTGTTATTTTCCATACTTTGCTTACAATATTAACTTGATCTTCTGGTCGTCTTCTTCGCATGTTAGCTTCATTTTCGTTTAATGATGCTTCTATGTTTGTTATGTAATCATTTAGTGAAACAATACCTTCAGCACTAACGGCTGTTGGCGCTCTTGCAATATCTAATCCGTTACGACTTTGCGTAGTACAGATGAAATTATATTGTGTACCTTGGGCAGATATAGATGCATTGATGTCTTGAATGCCTAACTGGAAAAATAATGTTGCAGGGTATTTTTTAATTGCATCGGTGTTTGAATCTCTTCCTACAAATTCCAATTTAAGTACAAATTTGCTTTGTTGAAAACTTGCATAGTTATAAAGCTTAATGTATTCAAGTAAGTTTTTATATAAACGAAATCCCAATACTTCATGTATATCAAACTGTATAGTGCTTACACTTGTATACATTGATTGTTCAGTGCCGTTAATTGCACGTGACGTAAATGCTACATTGTCAATACCAAAGTCAGCAGTATGTCCACTTTGTGCTATTAAATATGCACGTTGTGAATTAAGTATAGGAATATCATTTTTTAAAAGCTCTGGCGTATTCCATACGTCAACACTAGTCAAATATAAACTAAAGTTATATGTGGCTAAGTTTAAAGAACTCATCCAATTTGGTTGTATGGATGAAGATGAACTAGTGTTTGGTGCTAATGCCATTTAGTTAAATCTTTCTGGTACCTGTATTTTTAGTCCTGATACAAAATCAATAATTGGATCACTAAGTTGATCTTGATTGAATTTTGCAAATACCCACCACAACTCACTGTCACCATATAAATTAAAAGCTAACAAGTCTGGGCGTAAGTTATATTTGTTTTCTATCGTATAATCATATAACCCGTAGTCTTTTGTAAAGTCTATCTCTGAGTTGTATATGTCTAAATATTTATTGTCAATAATAGTAGTACTTCTATAAACACTACCTGAATTATATTTTGCATTGTCCATTACATAAACCCTCTTTTAAGTGCGGCACCGTTTCTATAAGAGGCGGCACTATAATTATTTTTTACATCTTCAGGTGCATATTGTGGAGTTAATTCTATACTAGCTAAGAACAACGCAGGTATTGTCCCAAAGCTTGTTTCTACCATATCTGTATCTTCTGGCAATACGTACCCAAAACTAGTAAGTACAACTGGAACATTAGACATATGTAGTTCTCCATATGCACTGAATTTTAATACTGGCGGCGGTGCACCTGGATTGCCACTGCTACGACCAAATTCACCTTTTGTACATGATTTAAAAAAATGAAGAGCTGCCGCTGCGTATTCAGCTTCTTCAACAGTTTGAGCAGTAAATTGTGCTGTTACACTGATATTTGGATTACGTGTGTTAATATAATAGTTTGCTTGATAAGCACTGTGTGTTGTTTCATATTGTCCATAACTAGCAGCATGTGATACTTGAATAGTAGGACTGTATGGAAAATGTACACCTCTTGATTGACGTAACGGTCCTAGCATTCCTGCAAAGCCAATTTGTGCTGTTAGTGACACTTTGTTTTTTACATTTCCAGGAGTTGCCATTATGATAGCCTCTCTGAAATAAAGTCATATACTTCTTGATCAAACTTTCCAAAGAACTTAACAAATGTGTTTTGTTTTTCGTTATCATCTAATTCTTTATTTGCCATATCGTTACGGAAGTCAGTAGCACTCATGCCACCTTGTTCTATTGGCATCTCAAGGATGTATGCACGTTTCATATTACCATTTTCATAATATGCTTCCATGCTGTTTAAATCTTTTGGCAGTGGGTGGATTGATGGAGAGCTTTTTAATCTGCCTGCGTCTTTTTCACTAAACACTAGCACGACACCACTTGTGTTTGGATCTCTGCCCATTTTATCTAGTTCTGGCCTATATGGGCTTGTTTGCACAATATTATTAATTCCAAACATCTTTTTAGCTATATAAGCTTTTTCTTCAAATGTAAAGGGATTTTTGCTAAAGTTTCCAGATTTTTGTTGTGTTAGTGCTTCTTTACTAACTGTTGTTGCAACAAACACATTATCAGCACCAAAGCGTTGTACTAGCTTTTGATACAATGAATAATGCCCGTTATGCATAGGTTGAAAGCGTCCGCCATACACAACTGTAATTTGTTGGGCTTTGTCTTCCGTTAATATTATGTCAGAATATCTCATATTGGTGTCTCCATTATATTGTATTTATACTTTGAAAAAACAGGTTGACTGCCTATATGACCAGTGTTACAATGTATATAACTAGGAGATTACAATTATGGCTAGAGCCCCAAAAAAATATTACTTAACAAACAAGGACCTTCTTAAAGAAATCCACAATAGTAAGATGTCTTACTGCTGGATTAAAGACGAAGGCGACCAGGAAAAGTATTTTTACTTTGACCTAATTATTGAGAGTTTAGATGAGATTACACCAGAAACCATCGAACAAGCAAGACAGAACCGTGCAACACGCATGCAAAAAGTTGCTCATGATGCCGAAGTGACACGTTGGGAAAATGGATTAGTAGCAAGACGAACGAAACCACGTGCTGCTGACTTTGCTGTTGATGTTTCTACGATTACTGACGATCAGTTAGTATTTCGTTTAATGACATTCGATCATGTGCCTGATGAACCAGGACGCAAGAACAATCCAAAAACAATTGCAGATACTAAAACAAAAGTTAACTTTCCTCCTTTCAAGCATATTGCACTTAATGATGGTGACTGGAGCGAATGTGCTCGTAGTCATTGGGAAGGCGGTGTTGATAATGGATATTTTAGTATTGATCACGGTGTAACTAATCAGAAGCTTGCTATTATGTACATGAAGCTTTGTGAAAGATATAGCCGCAGAGGCAATTGGCGTGGATACACATATGTGGATGAAATGCGCAGTCAAGCATTATTACAACTATCTCAAATTGGATTGCAGTTTAACGAGTTTAAATCACAAAATCCATTTGCATATTACACTGCCGCAATCAATAATAGTTTTACAAGAGTGTTAAACTTAGAGAAGCGTAACCAAAATATTAGAGATGATATACTAGAGCAAAATGGTTTAGATCCAAGTTGGACTAGAACATTTGGTGCTGAATGGGAAAGTATTCAAGAAAATCGTGTAGAAGATAAGAAATAATTAAAGGTAAATATTAATAATGTTTGATAAGGTAGTAATTTTTACTGACATTCATTTTGGCATGAAGAACAACAGCCGCCAACACAACATTGATTGCGAAGAGTTTATTATATGGATGATTGACGAAGCACACAAACGTGGCATCAAGAAAGCATTCTTTTTGGGCGACTGGCATCACAATCGTGCAAGTATCAATGTTAGTACACTAAATTATACAATGAGCAACCTTCAACGACTTAACGATGCATTTGATGAAGTTGTTATGATTACTGGTAATCACGATTTATATTATCGAGAGAAGCGTGAGATCCATAGTGTACCTATGGTGGAAATGTATCCAAATTTACGTATGATTAACGATGGAATATATCAAGAGGATGGGTGTGCATTTATACCTTGGCTTGTTGATGATGAATGGAAAAAACTTAAAGAAGTCAAATCACGTTTTATCTTTGGTCACTTTGAGCTTCCCAGTTTCTATATGAATGCAATGGTACAAATGCCAGATCATGGACATGGACTCAAAGCAGAGCATATGCAAAAAGCTGAAAAGGTGTTTAGTGGACATTTTCATAAACGCCAAGAACAAGGCAATGTTATCTATCCAGGAAATGCGTTTCCACATAACTTTAGTGATGCATGGGATGATGACCGCGGGTTTACTATTTTAGATTGGGACGGAACACATGAGTACGTTACTTGGAAAGATGCTCCAAAGTATCGTACTATTCCACTATCTAAATTGATTGACAGACCTGAAGAAATATTGTCTAATAACACTTATTGCCGTGTAACATTGGATGTGCCAATTACATACGAAGAAGCAAACTTTATTAAAGAGACATTTGCTAAACAATATAATTTGCGTGAGATTGCATTGTTACCAAGCAAAAAAGAAGAACACGCACAAGATTGGGATAGCAGCGCACAATTAGAAGTAGAGAATGTGGATAGTATAGTGCTAAATCAGCTCAAGGCTATTGACAGTCCTACAATCAGCAACAACATTCTTATTGACATTTACAACGGATTAAACCTTTAATATGCTAGAAATAAAAAACATTACAGTAAAGAACTTTATGAGCGTGGGCAATGTTACCCAGGCAGTAACTTTTAACCATGATGGCTTAACACTTGTGTTGGGCAATAACATGGACTTGGGCGGCGATGGCTCACGTAACGGAACAGGCAAAACTACTATTGTTAACGCACTCAGTTATGCACTATACGGCAACGCACTTTACAACATTAAAAAAGATAATCTAGTTAATAAAACCAACAACAAGCAAATGATGGTTACTGTTGAATTTATAAAGGATGGAATTCACTACACTATTGAGCGTGGACGTAAACCAAATATTTTTCGTTTCATGGTTGGCGGTGTTGATAACTTGGAAGGCATTAGTGATGAAATGCAGGGCGAAGGTCGCTTAACACAAATAGCAATTGAAAAAGTTTTAGGTATGAGCCACACAATGTTTAAGCACATTATGGCACTTAACACCTATACTGATCCGTTCTTAAGTATGCGAGCTAATGAGCAACGTGAATTAATTGAACAACTGTTGGGTATTACTCAACTGTCAGAAAAAGCAGACATACTTAAAGATTTAACAAAACAAAACAAAGATAGTATCCAAGAAGAAACATATCGTATCCGTGGTGTTGAAGAAGCAAATGAACATATCAATAAAAGCATTGTTGATATGGAACGTAGGCAACGCATATGGCATAAAAGTAATGCAGATCAACTGGCTGCATTGTCTACAGACTTGCTTGCACTACAGCAGATTGATATTAATACTGAAATTACTAATCATGCGGCGTTTGATGAATACAATCAAACAAAGTCACAAATTGACACACTGGAAAGTGAAGTTGCAAAACTTAAAAGTAGTGTAGATCGTGAGCAACGTAGACTTGTTAAAGCACAAAAAGATTTAAAATCTACAATGGAACACACCTGTTATGCATGTGGACAAGAGCTACATGATGATGCACATGAAAAAATACTTGTAACAAAACAAGAAGCAGTTGACGAAAGTCAACAATTGATTAACGAATACAATCAATCAATTGAAGATTATACAGAAGCACTTGCTAGTATTGGTAATTTGGGAGTTGCTCCGCAACTACAGTATAATACATTACAAGAAGCGTATGAACACCAAAATAAACTATCAAACATCGAACTAGAGATTGAACGTAAGAAAACAGAAATTGATCCGTACGATGATCAAATACAGTCATTTAAAGATACTGGATTGCAGGTAGTAAATTGGGAAGAGGTAAATAGACTTACGGAGTTAAAGGATCATCAAGACTTCCTAATGAAACTTTTAACAAATAAAGATAGTTTTATCCGTAAACGCATTATTGAACAAAATTTACAATTCTTAAACACTCGTTTAGAATACTATATCACTAAGCTTGGACTTCCACATGAAGTACAATTCCAGAGTGACCTAACAGTAAGCATTGTACAACTTGGACAGGACTTGGACTTTGACAATCTATCACGTGGTGAACGTAATAGACTTATACTTGGATTAAGCTGGGCTTTCCGTGACGTTTTTGAAAGTATGAATCATCCAATTAATCTCATCTGTATCGACGAGCTTGTTGATAGTGGTATGGACACAGTAGGTGTTGAAAGTGCTTTGGGTGTTCTTAAGAAAATGGAACGAGATCGCGAAAAGAACATTCTATTAATATCTCATAGGGATGAATTAGTAGGAAGGGTAAATAGTGTTTTACAAGTCACCAAGGAAAATGGATTTACGACTTTTAACACGGAGATTGAGGTTATTGACGCATAAAAGCGGACCATACGTTTATGAGAGTCCAGATGGAGGAAAGACGGTAACTCGCAGGAGAGCCGGCGACTTAAATCGAGAAATTATATCTAAATCGATTGACATTGATATTAGTGATGTTATACTTATAGAGCATGTTAAAAACAAGAGAGATCTTCAAAAAGAATTATTTGAAGACGAAAATGGCTCTGTACATGATGAATACTTTACAGATATAGATGCGTGGGTTATAATGCCCAACTTACATGATCCTCATGTAAAAAGATTATTAGGTACCGATGTACTGCAACAATTGAAAAAAACACTTGGTAAAAGAAAATAAAATTGACTTTTCAGGTTGGACATTCAAAGGAAACCCAGTAACAGAACTACCGGAAGATTGCGCTGGTTTTGTATACCTAATAACGAATACTACAAATGACAGAATGTATGTTGGGAAGAAACTAGCTAAGTTTTCCAAAACAAGATACAAAATGCACACACAAAAAAATGGCAAAAAAGTAAAAAAGAAAATCAAATCAAAAGTTGACTCAGATTGGCAGACATATTTTGGAAGTTCAAAATTGCTAACTGAAGATATTACTAATATAGGCACAGCAAAATTCAAACGAGAAATACTATATTACTGTAGTAGCAAAGGCGAATGCTCCTACGTTGAGGCACGAGAACAATTCGAAAGAAAAGTTTTAGAAACAGATGAGTACTACAACGGACATATTCAAGTACGTGTACATGGCTCCCATATACTAACAGAAAATCTTATTAAAAACTCTCAAAGACACTCTTAAAACACTCCCCCCATAGAACCCTACAAACTGAACAAAAGGTTGGCACGCCAGATAATATTGTGCTGTGAATCCGTTCCTAATAGTGACGGTAAGCAATGGGCTATTCAGTTGTCCGTTTCAACAGTCTACCCTCTTTAAGCGGAGGATGCCTAAAAAGACCATGCCTATGCGTGAGTGCTTTACTGTTGTCATAAAGGTTGTAGCATAGAGATATGTGAATAAAATGAACGAGCTCTACTGAACTATTGTAACTCGTGAAGTAACTGGAAAGCTTATATCATGGCAAACCAGTATATACTTGCGTTGAGACGCATTGTAATAGGAGGTACCGCACAACCGCCTCCCCTTGTAAAAAAGTTATGTTATGATATTGTGGGTGATTGCGACGGAAATGTCAAAATTATTTTTTCATACTTGGCCTTAGATCAGGCTAAGTGTGATTAAAAGCTCGTGAAATATAAGTTTATAATATCATTATTATTAACGATTAAAAATATTATGTTCGGTATTAACTATTAAAAAAAGATTCAACAAAGGAATTGAAGATTCCTGATGTTGATATTGCTCGAAGAGCAATTGTAAGATTCAACTAGATTATTCCAAATTGATAAATATTATTAGGTTATGATATTTAAGTATACCTATGAATAAAAAATCAGGATAGTATTATATGACATTTGAAGAATTCACTTCTGCGTTTTTGGCGTGGACAGAAGAAAAAATCGAAACTAAGGGTGATGGTGATTGGCCAGTTTGTCCTTATGCAAGAAAAGCTAGACTACAAGGCAAAATACAATTTATAGATGCTCGTGAAGATGTACATGTTTCACTTAGAGAGTTTGATGATAAAACATATGAAATTGGTATTGCTTGGTTAGGTGACGACGATCATGCTGATATTCCAACTACACAAAATGTTATTGACTTTTATGGAGATCTCAATCCAGACTTGCTATACTTTATGAGTACAACTGACAGTGGTGGATTTGAGAAAAACTTTACCAACTGTGTTTTTATTCAACTTAAAGGCGATATTCTCACCAAACGTAATTGGTTATTAAACAATAGTTCATATTATGATGATTGGTCGCCAGAATACTTCAAGAGTATAACAGGCATGGACAAGCCATAATCCTGTTATCTTCTATTGCTAGCCGCTTGTGCTTTTTGGTTTTGGTCTTCACGTATTGCGTTAAGTCTTTGTACAAATAGTGTAATAGCAGGTACTGGCATAGATAAAACATCTTGATAGTTCATTGCCCCTCCACTATTTAGAACAATATCTATATAGCTTGTTTCAAGAGATTCAACTTGCTTTTCATATCTCTCAAGTAAGCTTTCAAGAGCTTCGGGCTGACTAGTGGCTATCAGCCCGCGAAAAAATTTGCAACGTCCAGATCTATATTTGTTGACCATTCATGCGCACAACTTTGACAAGTTGCTTTTAGATTGGTATCAATACAATCATCACTTATACTTTCAATTGAAGTTCTTAGCGATTCATAATCTGCTTTTGTAATACTTTGCATCCATTCTTTAATCATATCTTGATCTGTAATTTCTTCACCTTCTGGTGGACGTACTGCATATATACAGTTTGCAATTAAATCAACAGTTAAATTTGCCAATTCAATAAACGTTTTGCCAAATTGTTCACTACGTTGCTCTTCATCCAAATCACTAGCAGTTAATGCTTGAATCATCTTTTGCTGTTTAACTTGTTGGATTTGTAACAGTGTACGGTCTCTGAGACTGTATGGTTTGACATGGATAGTGAAACCATTGTCAAAAACTATTTTATCACTAGCAGTATTTGGTTTTACTGTTGTTAGTAATTTGTTCGCATCAACTGCAAGCATGTTAAGTTCTTGACATTTTGGACATTTAATGTCTACGTCTAAACTACGGCCATGTGTAGCTTGTCTAATAGCTAATAGTACAACTAGCAAGTCATTAACTGGCATTTGCTCAGGATCAATAACATCTGGACAACAACTACGCAATACAGCAAAGGTCGCTTCGCCGTTAAACAATGCGTCTGGTGTTTTATAAAGTAGTTCGTCTCTGGCTGTCATTGCATAAATCGCAAGTTCGCCGTCAACACTCAATTTTGGTTTTTCGCTATAATATTTGCCACCGCTAGGTAAGCTGACGTATAACGCTGGCTTTCTATAAGCCGCTACTAATGGGTTTGTCATTTTAAGGTTTTCTCCAATAAATACATATAATATGTATTCGATTATATTTATCTTTTTAAAAGGGGTGTTAATTCTATGAATTTTGAAAAAGAATTTCAAAAGATCAATGCAAAGTACCCTTGGGCAAGTGAAGCCACACTAATAGATGTAGCTGAAGTTCTAGGTGAACAAATTAAAGACAGTACTGGTTTACAGCAAAAGTTTAACAAAAATAAACCAGACGTAGTTGGATTTAAATCTGAAATGCAAGGTCTTGTTTCTAAATTAATATCCAAAGGAACAGAAGCTTCTAAAAAGTTAACATCAGCTACTAAAAAATTCCTAGTGTTTGGTAGAATGACTTCTCCAATTGAAGGCGTAGCTACAATGACAGCAATAGGTGCATCTAAAGTAGCAAATCTTGGAAGAAGTGTTGCTGACTCTCCTAAAACTGGTCTTCTTGGCGATGTAGGCGGCGGCAGTTTAGCCGCATTTGGTGTAGCCGCAGCAGCTTACAGTTCAGCTATGATCTTTTATGGTAAGCTGATGACAGAACAAGAAAAAGCATCACGTGCAATGATTAATCAAGGTTTGTTGGTTGCTGATCTTGATATGTACACAGAGATGAAACATCAGTTTACAGAGGCAGGATTATCTTTAAACGAAGGAATGGAATTACTAGGCAATACAATACCAACATTTGCTAACTTGGGCGACGATACTACATTAACATTGACCAACATGTTACGCAGTATTGATACTGCAATAGATACTAACACTATATCAAAATTTGGCCAAAGGAGATCAGCAGTGACTAGGCAAGTATCTGATGTGTTAACTACACTATATGATATTGGTAGTATAAACGATTTAAATCAAATGGCAATGGCAAAAACATTAGATCGGTATGAATCTAATAACAGAATTATATTTGCAGTAAGTCAACTTATGGGTGTGAATGCTGAGTCAGAAAGAAATAGAAGACTTGAAGAAAGTCGTAATATTGAATTTGTTGTAGCTTCTAGAAATAGCCAAGCATCTATTATTGACAGATTGGGCGAGATAGGATTTGAAAATTTATCTTATGCACGTTCTAGCTTTTTATCTGGATTGGGATATTTAGGTGACGAATTTGCTACACTAGCAGGCAACGCACTTAATCGCGCTATCTATGATTATGATACAGACACAGATTTTCGTAATAATATTGATACTGAATTAAATGAAGTACTTAACTTATTGGGACCTAGTGTCAGAGAAAGTTTCCTAGATATTGGACAACAATTATTAGATGGCGATCTACATGGCATAGATTTAGAATTAGCCAAACGTGATTTTTTTAAAACAATACAACAATCAAACAACACTATTGCCACTGATGGTATGTTTCAAATTCCAGATGGCGAAATACAAATAGCAAGAGAAGTTTTCAATAGAAGCTTTTTGATTGGTGATGAATTTATGAATGCCACTGATCAAGAATTAGTTGAATTAGCCGCAGCTAGCGCAGCACTTACTGATAATGCTGACGATGCAATTGAAGTTGTAGACGCCCTAGCAGTAGCAATGCGTAGAGTTTATAATATGATGATGCCAGGTTTTGGTACAACTGGATTAGCCATGGATTATTTTAATGATAATTTAGAAAGATTAATTGGTGGTGTAGATTCAGTTATTTCAGTATTTGATGATGAGCCAGCAGTATCTGGAGGTCGCAATAATCCAAGAAGGCGAGGAGATCGATCAGGAGTAACTAGAACATCTGAAGGTAGCATTCCTGAAAATGATATAACAGTCTTGCCACCAGCACCAGTATCTAGAGGTCGTAATAATCCAAGAAGACGAGGAGATCGAGCAGGAGTAACTGGATTGCAAACAGATACACTGCCTAATGCAAGCACCAATAACTCGATAGATGTTGGATCAGTATCATTGTACCAAGGTGGCGAGTATGGAGTTAACCTAACACAAGGACAAAATGCTCTAGTAGATTTATCTCAAGGTAACGAAAGTAGTATGGTCAGAGCTGGTGCTCAAGAAAATTTAGATAGACTACTTAGTGGACCATATGCAAGATTACAAGAATACTATGGTGGTCCAGTAAGCATAAATGATGCCATTGCAAAACACGGAACCACTCGTGAAAGCAACACACCAAACAGTCAGCACTTCTTTGGTAATGCTCTTGATTTACACACTGGCGCAATGTCTAATGAAGATAAAACTAGATTAGTACATGCTGCACTTAGAGCAGGGTTTAAAGGATTTGGATTTGGCGGAACTATATTACACGTTGATTTAGGTTCAGCTAGAAGTTGGTCATATACTAATACAACTTTTGCTGGCCGTCCTGTTAGTGTTTGGAAATCTTTTGTTGCTGGAAATGCGGAAGCCATTCAATCTGTTGAATTGAATCCTCTTCAAAGTGAATTTGTAGATGTTGAAGATACAACATCTGAAGCTGAATTAGTAAATCCCACTACATTAGTAATACCTGAATCAGGTGTAGATACAAGTCAACAAAATCTAAGATCTGTAGCTAGACAGAGAGATGATTTGTATGATGAATATTGGACATTAAAAAGAAATCCAGAAGATAATGTTGAAAGAATCACAACAATTGAACACAGTCTTGGTAAAATTGAATCGGTTTATGGAGATTATATTAGTGATATGGGAGCTGATATTATGCCACGCACAGGCATCCAAAGATTTATAATGCTTGATGAGAAATTACAAGAGAGATACGAAGCAGAAATTGAAAATGGTAACCTAATTGAAACAATAGAATTAATAAACTCAAATTTAGAAGTTGAACAAAGGTCTGCAATCCAAACAAGATTAGCATGGAATGACATATTTAATTATGGCAATCAATCCAGACGTATAAGTGAGACAATATAATGAATAGTATTGAAAACTGGATTAATGAAATTGTAATGGCGTATCCATGGGCAAGTGAAGAAACTTTGAAAATTGCTTATGGTGAACAGTCTAGTGCAAACCTAAAGGCTAGACAAGCAATTGCTAAAATAAGAAATGATCCAGCTAGTTGGGATAGTGTTGTTGATGAGATTAAAAAAAATGCAGATAGAGGATCAACATTTAATAGATATTCCAAGCATTTAAGTACAACAACTAGTAGTATAATTAAAACAATGGCAAGAGACGATAGTATAAACGCTATTAATGAACTAGCATATAATATGGCCAAGGGTTTAGACGGCGTAGCTAACGCTGCTGACGAACTTACTGATAGTGCAAGATGGCTTTCATTAGCATCAAATAATAGATACGCCAAACTAATTAGAGCTGTTGAAACTGGTGTTGACGGTTTAAACCTAGGAACCAATGCTGTTATTGGTACAGTTGCTATTGGCGGCATTGCATTGAAGTTTGTACAAGATCAAGAAAAAGCATTGCGTACAATGATTGACTTTGGCATATTATCAAATGACTTAACAGTGTTTAATCAAATTAGAGATAACGCTGGATTGTTAGGAATGACACAGCAAGATTTTATTAAAGAATTTAGTGACTTTGGTCCAGTGTTTGCAAACATGACAAACGATGCAGCTGATGGATATCAAAAGTTTACAAATATGGCATTAGTTATGAAACAAGCAGATGGATTTTCCACATATGGATTAATGTTGCGTGATTATGCGAAAGAAATTGCGTCAAATACGCAACTGTTATACCGATTAAATCAGATATCTGCCTTTAATGAAGAAACTAAAATGCAAGTGGCCCAAACATTTGAGACCAATAGTATATTTTCATTAACAATGGCAAATAGAACTGGACAAAAAAGAGATGAACTTCTAAAGGCAAGAACTGATGCCTTGGGTACAATTGAACTAACTGCTGCATTAGATAGAAATTATGCACAAATTATAGATATGTTTGGTGATGATGGTGCAAAGAATATAACTGAAAATATTGGATTTTTAAGTATGTTGATGACGCCATTACCTGAAGATTTTAGAAAAGAAAGTACAGATATACTTACTCGAGCAGTTTATGATATAGATTTTGATGGCGGCAATATACTCAATAACATGAGTAATGATATGTTAAAAATGTTAACAGCAATGGGTCCACAAGTTAAAAATCAATATATTGAAATGATGCAAACAATTGTACAAGCAGGATACGATGCAAGTGATCCAGGCCAATTAACAAACGACTATATTGATTTAATGACGGCTATGAGAGATAGTGACACAGTAGATATATCATATTTAGATGTAGCACCAGAACAAGTTAATGCTAGAATGATACAAGACATTATTACTACAATACCAGAGTCAGCATTTGAAAGAAATTTAGCTATAACAAACTTTACTAAAACAACAATAGATACTGCCGTAACAATAGCAAGCGAAGCAGTACAAGCGATTAGTGATATAGGTGTGTTTACAGCAACAGTTAAAGCTAAAATTTTGCCAGAATACGATACTACTGCTGGCGCCATTAATGTTTTTGGAGTGGGGTTGGAGTTCTTACAAAACTCAATGAGTGCGTTGAATTTATCAGGAAGAAAAGATGAGGTGATTGACTTAGATAGTGAAGCAGCACAATCTGAAGAACGACAAAAATTAACAGAAGCTAGACAAGCAATGCTAGCAGAGTTACAAACAGTAACCACTGTTGAACAGTTTAATGCAGTTTTAGATTCTCACGACTTACCAGGAATGGTGGGAGGTTCTATTGATATGCCAGCAAGTGATATATCCCATTTATTTACAGGAGAACAGACAGTAGATAGCAGTGGACGTCCACAAGCAAGTGCTGATGTAGTTGCAGCTAGAATGATAGAAGCACTATCTGAATATGGAATTACTGATCAAAGAGCACAAGCTAATATACTTGGAATGGTAAGTGGCGAAAGTGGATTTCAATTATTAGAAGAAACAAGCTATAGAAATACAAGCATATCTAGAATTAGAGAAGTATTGGCATCCCGTGCGCAATTTTATACTGATCAAGAAATAGAATTACTTAAAGCAGATGATAGAGCATTTTATGATGCAATGTACGGAGAAGAACAAGAACATAGGCGCCAAGTAGCAAGAGATAATGGATTATCTAGACAAGATAATGGCGGAAGCATTAGTGCTAATTTTGTTAGAAGTGGTAATTTGGGAGGTTATGATTATCGTGGGCGTGGGTATATTCAGTTAACCGGTATAGAAAATTATAGGAGAATTGGAGAGATAGCTGGTGTTGACCTTGTTAACAATCCAGACTTAGTTAATGATCCATATTGGGCGCCAAGAATTGCAGCAGCATATTATGGAAATATGAGTGAAACAAACAGAGCAAAATTAGTTGACTCCAGAGAAGTTTATAGACTGACTTGGGGTGCATATCCAGATACTGCATCGAAAGTATCTGATGCACAAATGAGGGCAGGAGTTGCGGCAGGATTTTTACAAAGAATAGAATCAGGACAAATGCAAGAGATTGATACTTCGTTATCAGATGAAGAACAAGCGTATATTTCAGAAAGAGATAACACAGGCCAAATTAATGAAGATATGCCACAACTAAGTGAAATGCATATGCCGCCTAGCCAACGTCCGGGCCGCCAAGCTGGGGAAACTACAGTACTTGCAGATTCTACCAGTATTACAGAACCTATAAATACAAGTAACGAAGTTAATGATTCTACTACGAATGCGTCTGACTATGCATCTGTAATAAGCAATGATCCGTCAGTTGATATAGAAATATCAGCAGCAATATCAGAGATTAGAAATATATTAGCTAGTTCAGCACAAAGGCAAGTAACTTAAATGTCAGATAAAATATATAACTTAACACTTCCAGATGGTACAACCATTCCAGTACCAGCTTGGGCTCGTGAAGCTACGTTAAATGTTCTTGTCGAACAACTAAAAATTGGCGGAAAATTAAATAGTTCACTAATTAAAGAAGTTGCAGATCTAAATCTGGACACTGATGAAATTGAAGATAGTATCAAACATATGTTTGATTCTCTTGAAGAAGTAAAACGTCAAGAAACAGATGATGAGAAAAAAGCAAGAGCTGGATTTGCCAAAGGCATTGCTAAAGCAACTAGCGACGTAGTTGACGCATTAAGTGATACAAGCCAACCTTTATCTACAATGACTAAAAATGCAGAACTAGCCGCAGGATGGTTGGGCAAAGGCGGCGGCTCATGGCTTAGAAATTCAAAAATGCTAGGAGAAGCTTTTGATGGTGCAGGAGAATTTATAGCAAGTGCAGCTGACGGATTGGGAGATGCATTTTTTGCATATGCTGGTTTTGTTGCAGGGCAATTAGAATCATTTGCTAAAGCACAAGCAAATATGATTAATGCTGGTGCTATCTTTTTTGATGCCAGTGGGTCATTTCAAAAACTAAGAGAATCTGCATCAAATGCTGGCATTACATACAATCAATTAAGCGAAATTGCTGTTCAATATGGTACGAGTTTACAAGTGTTGGGCAATGGCGTAAGTGGCGGTGTAACTGAATTTATTAACCAGTTTAAAGAATTAAATGACGCAAGTAACCAGTTTGGAGACTTTGGATTATCAAATGAACAATTGGCTGCCGGATTTGCAGAGTTTATTGAAGTCTCACGTTTAACTGGTAGAGTTAATAGTGAAACATCAGACGCATCAACATTACTACAAGGTAGCTACCATAAATTAATGCAAGAAACTACTTCTTTAGCTGCACTAACAGGCAAAAGCAGAGATCAGTTACTTGCTGAACAAAATGAAGCAATGAAGAATCCAACAACTGCGGCGGCATTAATTAGATTGAGAGAAGGTGGGTTTGGCGAAGAAGCTGATGTTATTGAAACAATTGTAAGACAATTTGCAAACACTGCTGAATATTTGCCTAGTGGTGTATCAGAAATGATACAAACAGCAATTGGTGTAGCGTATGGTGAACTTGAAGCAGGTGAAAATCCAGCAAACATAGATCTAAGAGCAGCACTACGTGCCGCAGATCCATCGGGAAATGTGTCAGCAATATTAAACACTACTGGTGTAGATATAATGGGTAAAATACAAACTGCGGTAGCTAATGGCGCAACTCCTGAAGAATTAAGAACATTTGTGTTTCAAGAAATAGCAGCATTGGAAGATTTAATGCCTGAAATTAGAATGAACACTGGTGAAACGAGTGCATATGCAGCTATGGTATTGGATTTTACCAATAAAAGTATCCTTGCTAACAAAGATTTTAATACATTGTTAAATGGAACACAACAGGAACGTGACGAAGCATACCGAGATTTACAAGCCAAGATGTTAGTATCTGGCACTGCAACAGTTGCACTTAATGAGCTAACAACATTATTTTTACAAGCACAAACCAAACTAACGCCAGATTTAGAAAAATCAGCAGGATTTGCAAGATTAGTTGCTGGGGGTATGGAACAACTTGCTAATATATTAAATGGACAAGTGCAAGATCAAACTGACACTGGTATTGGAGGAGGCAAAATTGACTTCTCAGAGATCACTACTGACGACCGTGATACACAATTACAATTAATGGAAGAATCTGGAGAACTAAATCCAGAGTTTACAGATGAAATTGGAGATGCAGATGTTCTTGAATTTAATCAAGCACAAATGGAAGCATTTAAATCTATGATGGATATGTCAGGAGGTACAATACATGTAGTGAACGATCCAGTGCATGGCGAAGTTGTAAAAATGCCACATCCTATATTCCCTGGAACCAATGCATTTATGAAAGCTAGACAGTTTGGCGGCACAGTTACTCCTGCGGCCAATAGCCAAGGGTATGTTGTTGGCGAAGCAGGACCTGAGTACTTTGAACCTAGTACAGATGGAAGAATTATACCCTTTAGTGAAATGACATCAATAATTGAATCTAGCGCCCGTGCTATTCATGCATTTACGGCAGCGGCAGAAAAGGTCGATGTGTCATTACTTCCTACTATTGGTGATAATCAAGAACACAAAGATGTAAACATTGAAACTCCAATGCCACCAATGCCAACAGATATTATAGACAGTTTTCTTGGATTTATTAATCCATTAACCAGTTTATTAAATCCGTTTTCTACAACTACTCCTAATGCAACAATTGCAACAAATGCACAACCAACAACAGAACCTGCAACCATAAATACTACTACGGCAAGTACAGTTAATGATAATAATAATAATCAAATTGTACAAAATATAAGACCAGTATCTCAAGAATCAAGTAATAATACAAATGCTCCAGATTTTGAGCAATTTAAGTCACATATAGAAGAATTAGCAACCGTAAAAGAGACATACCGTGGTGTAGTTATGGCATTAAGGGATGAAGTCAAGAAATATCAAAGAATAAACACTACAGGACGAACTTTTGGTTGACAAGAACAACTAAATACACTATATTAAAGGTATAAAACAATGAGCTGGAAAAAACATTTCACAAAGTACGAACCTTCTACAGGATCTGGACGTACAAAAGCCAATAGATGGCAATCCTGGTTACCAGAAGTATATTCTGGTATGCCAAATCGTGTTGAGCGATATACTCAGTATGACCAAATGGATCAGGATAGTGAAATTAATGCAGCATTGGATACCATTGCTGAATTTGCTACACAGAGTGAATCACAAAGCAGATTACCATTCACAATCAATTACAAAGATGAAATGACAGAAAGTGAAATTTCTGCTATTAATACAACACTAAAGCAGTGGTGTAACATTAATGATTTTGAACGTAGAATGTTTGGTGTGTTTAGATCTACAATTAAGTATGGAGATCACTTTTTTATTCGTGATCCAGAAACATTTAAATTAATTTGGGTCAATCAATCAGATATTTCCAAAGCAATTGTAAACGAAAGTACTGGTAAAGAAATTGATCAGTACATTATAAAAAATATTGCACTAAACTTAAACGACATGGTTACTACAGATACCCGCAAATTAAACAATATGGGTATCAATAATACAACTGGTGGCGTAACTGGTGCAGCACAAAATACAAGTCCAGGAACATATCAAGGCGGCATGAATGCCAATAACACAGAGTTTGCAGTTGATGCAGCACACGTAGTTCATATTAGTCTAACAGACGGAATGAATGCGGCATGGCCATTTGGTAACAGTATCCTTGACAGTGTATTTAAAGTATACAAACAAAAAGAATTATTAGAAGATAGTATTATTATCTATCGTGTACAAAGAGCTCCAGAGCGTCGAGCATTTTATGTTGACGTTGGTAATATGCCAGCACATAAAGCACAGGCATTTGTTGAGCGTGTTAAAAATGAAGTACACCAAACACGTATCCCTACTAAAAATGGCGGCGGCGCTAGTGTAATGGATGCAAGCTACAACCCTTTATCAATCATGGAAGATTACTTCTTTGCTCAAACAGCAGAAGGACGTGGATCTAAAGTTGAAGTATTGCCAGGCGGTGATAACCTTGGCGAGATTGATGACCTAAAATACTTTAATAATAAATTAATGCGTGGACTACGTATTCCATCAAGTTACTTGCCAACTGGACCAGACGATGGTACAGCAACATATCAAGACGGCAGAGTAGGCACAGCACTAATTCAAGAATTTAGATTTAGCAAGTATTGCGAACGTCTACAATTAATTCTACAGCCTTCCCTAGATTATGAATTTAAATTATTTATGAAACACAAAGGTATTAATATTCCAGGAAACTTATTTGATTTAGACTTTGTAGAACCGCAAAGCTTTAGTCAATATAGAGAAATTGAAATTGATAGTTCAAGAGCTCAGTTATTTGGAAACTTAGATGGCGTAGGTTACCTAAGTAAACAATTCCTACTACAAAAATACCTTGGTCTAACACAAGATGAAATTAAAGAAAACGAAGCTTTATGGAAAAAAGAAAATGATACCAACAGTCAGCCAGATATAAACAGTCAAGGCGACTTAGGATCATTAGGTGTTAGAGGCGGCGACATCGAAGGCTTTGAGCCAACTGATTTAGATGATGGCGCAGACGATGCAGATAGTGGCGATTTAGATGTCGATGCTACTGATAGTCCAATTAGCGGTGCAGAAGGAGGCAGCGAAGATGAGATTTAATGAAGTCAGAGCGCAAAGCGCAGAAGATGACGAATACGGCAAATGGGATATAGATGATACACGTAGACCAAAGCTAAAGCTTAAACATATTAATAAAATGCGTAATGTACAAGAACTACGCAAAAAAGAACATGATGAAGAAGTTATAGGTAATATTGCTATGTATAGTCAAAATAAAGACGAATAAACAAACAGTTTTATGAAGTTTTTTGAAGGATAGTAACGAAAATGCAGTTTTAAATGCATTTTACTATGGTCTTTACCAACACGTCTTAAATACATATGTTATAACCTATCGGATAGAAGGAGATTTAATCATGAGTGCTCAACATCGTTATACAAAGATTATTGAGAGCCTAGTAAACGGCGACGAAGCAAATGCTTCAGAACTAATGCACGAAGCTTTTGTAGAAAGAGCCCGCGAGATCTGGTCAGATCTAGTGGAGCAAGATGAAATCGCAGAAGATGAGGTTTCAGAAGAAGATTTAGAAGAAGCAATTGGCGAAGAAGAAGCTGATGACTTTTTAAATGACATCGAAACATCAGAAGACGAAATCGAAGCTGAAGAAGCTTTTGGTGAGTCAGACGACGAAGAAGATGACGAAGCAATGGATATGGATTCAGAAGAAGAACTATCAATGGATCACGAAGAAGCAGGCGACAATGATGTTGAAGATGCTATCGTGAATGTTGAAGATGCTTTGGCTGATCTAAAAGCTACATTTGCTGAAATCATTGGCGATGACATGTCAGACGACGACGAAGCAGAAGTTCCAGCAATGGACATGGACGCTGAAGACGACGTTGAAGAAGAAATTACTTTTGAAGCAGAAGAATCTGACGAAGAAGAAACTGAAGAGCTTGAAGAAGCAGCAGACTTGACAAAAGTTGGTAAAGATGGTGCAATGCACCCAATCGATATGCCAGCAGGTGATGACGGTAAAGCGTCACCAGTTAAAGATGCAGGCAACGACATGGCGAAACCAGTATCAACAGACAACACAAAAGAAGCAGGTGGCAAAACACCAGCATCTAAAGACATGGGCGTAACGCACCCAGGCGATGGCGCAAAACTATCACCTGAGTCACGTGGTCATGGCGCAGAGAAAAAAGGTTCGGCTGAGTAATGTTAACCTTAAAAGAACAACTTTCCTTTGATCAAGCAAGTATCGTAACCGAAGCTGTCGATGACGGCAAGGGCGGTAAAAGCTTGTACATGGAAGGTATATTTGTTCAAGGTGACAAGCGCAACCAAAACCAAAGAGTTTACCCCGTAACAGAAATTGCTAAGGCTGTTAAGAACATCCAAGGCAAGATTGATGACGGGTTTACAGTATTAGGCGAAGCAGACCATCCAGATGACTTACAAGTTAATCTAGACCGTGTATCACATGTAATTGAAAAAATGTGGATGAACGGTCAGGATGGTTTTGGTCGCTTAAAGATTTTACCAACTCCAATGGGAAATATATGTAAAACCCTACTGGAGAATGGTGTAAAGCTAGGCGTATCTAGTCGTGGTAGCGGCAATGTTGCGGAAAGTGGTAATGTATCAGATTTTGAGATTCAAACGGTAGACATCGTTGCGAATCCATCAGCACCTGATGCATATCCTGATCCGTTATATGAAGCTATTATGAACGGCAAGCGTGGTAACATCCTATTGGACGTTGCACATGCTTCAAATCAAGACAACGCCGCACAAAAGTATCTTCAGGAAGAAGTACTTAAATTTATTAATAACTTAGATATTAGGAGAAGTTAAAAATGGCGCACGCAATCGACCAACTCCTAAGTTCAGAAGTTTTAAGTGAAGAAGTTCGCACAACACTTTCAGAAGCATGGGAAACTAAGCTTGTGGAGGCACGTGAGGAAATCACAGCAACACTACGTGAAGAGTTCGCTAACAGATATGAATCAGATAAGACGCAAATGGTGGAAGCACTAGACGCAATGCTTAATGATACAATCACAGCAGAACTTGTAGAGTTTGCTGAGGATAAAAAAGCAGCAGTAGAAGCAAAAGTTGAATACAACAGTAAACTAAAAGAACACACTGCTATTTTAGATCAATTCGTAATGGAAACCTTGCAAAAGGAAATCAAAGAACTACGTGATGATCGTAAACTTCAGGAAACAAACTTCGGGAAGTTAGAAGGTTTCGTAATGGAACAACTAGCTTCAGAACTTAACGAATTCCACCAAGACAAACAAGAACTGATTTCAGAGAAGGTTCGTCTAGTGAAAGAAGGTAAAGAAATGATTGCTGAAACTAAACGTGAATTTATTGACAGAGCAAGTGGTAAACTAGCAAGTATTGTTGAATCAACACTAACTGGTGAACTACACACTCTTAAAGAAGATATTCAACTTGCAAAAGAAAATATGTTTGGTCGTAAGATCTTTGAAACATTTGCAGCTGAATTTATGGGTTCACACTTAGCAGAAGGCACACAAGTTTCTAAGCTATCACAGGAATTACTAACAGTGAAAACTGCATTAGCAGAATCAAAATCAGTAATTACTGAAAAAGAGGCGCTGATTGAATCAGCAACTAAAAAGGCATCACGCATTGCAGACGCAAGTCAGCGCAAAGCAAAAATTGATGAACTTTTAAGTCCTCTTGCAAAAGACAAACGTGAATTGATGACAAATTTACTTGAAAGTGTAGCAACTGTAAAATTACAGACTGCATTTAACAAGTATTTGCCAACAGTGCTAAACGAATCAGTAAAAGCACAAAATCCACAAACAATAAATGAATCTCAGATGACTGAGATCACAGGTAACAAGGTGAGCACACAGGAGACTGAAAGCGAAGCCAAGATTATTAACCTAAAAAAATTAGCTGGTATCAAATAATAAGGAGAATACCAAATGTCACAGAATCTATTTGAAAACTGGGGTGTAACTAAAGACGCTCTAACAGATGGTCTATCAGGCAACAAAAAGGTTGTAATGGAGTCAGTTCTAGAAAACACTAAGAGCTATCTTTCAGAAACCGCTGCTGCAGGCACATCAATGGCAGGTAACATTGCCACAATGAATAAAGTAATCCTACCGGTAATCCGTCGTGTTATGCCGACAGTGATTGCAAACGAACTAGTTGGTGTACAGCCAATGACAGGTCCAGTAGGCCAAATCCACACACTACGTGTACGTTACTCAGAAACAGCAGCTGGCGCAACAGCTGGTGATGAAGCACTAAGCCCATTTGCAATTGCAAAAGGTTACTCAGGTGACGCAGCAACTGGTGGCCCAGCAGCAACAGCTTCTCTAGAAGCAGAAGCTGGTCGTAAGCTTTCAATTCAAGTGTTAAAACAAACAGTTGAAGCGAAAACACGTAAGCTATCAGCACGTTGGACTTTTGAAGCGGCGCAAGACGCTAACTCAATGCACGGTCTAGACGTTGAAGCAGAAATCATGCAAGCACTTGCACAAGAAATTACTGCTGAAATCGACCAAGAAGTTCTAACTTCACTACGCACACTAGCAGGTGCAGCAACAGATACATATGACCAATCATTAGTATCAGGTCAAGCAACTTTCGTTGGTGACCAACACGCAGCACTAGCAGTTCTAATCAACAGAGCGGCTAACCTAATTGCAACACGCACACGTCGTGGCGCAGGTAACTACGTAGTAGTATCACCAACAATGCTAACTGTACTACAGTCAGCAACAACATCAGCATTTGCTCGTACAACAGAAGGTCCTTTCGAGGCTCCAACTAACACGAAATTTGTTGGTACACTAAACAACACAGTACGTGTATTTGTAGACCAGTATGCAGCAGACGATGCTCCAGTACTAGTTGGCTACAAAGGTGACGGCGAAATGGATGCAGCAGCGTTCTATTGCCCATACATCCCACTAATGTCATCAGGCACAGTACTAGACCCAGCAACATTCGAACCAACAGTGTCATTTATGACACGTTACGGTTATGTAGAGCTAAACAACCAAGCTTCATCACTTGGTAATGCGGCAGACTACCTAGCTAAAATTGGTGTTAATGCAGCTGAGCTATCATTCCAGTAAGTTTTACTGTAAGATAAAAATATTAAAACAGGGCCTTCGGGTCCTGTTTTTTTTAACTTTTTTTAAAAAAAGGCTTGACATTCAAGTTAATAAATACTATATTAAGTACATAAGCAATTAGAAAGATTATAACATGTCAAATACTACATCATATATATTAGGATGGCCGCCAAGAGATTGGGGAATGTTTTGACGTGACTTTTTAAAAAAGTTATTTTAAGCAAGCCCCTAGTGTTAATTCATTAGGGGCTTTTTTTATAAGCACACTATGTCCCACTGCAATGGGAAGTTTTGCAGAATATAGATCCCGAAAGGATTGAAGTTAGTGTGTTTTTAAAAAAAATGAGGGTGTAGTGAAATGGTATCACGCTGGTCTCCAAAACCAGAAGCAGGAGTTCGATTCTCCTCACCTTTGCCAAATATAATCCTAGTGATGGCAAATGGGGAGCCTCAGCGCTCATAACGCTTTGTTGTAATGACCGAGTTGGTTCGATTCCAACCGCTAGGACCAAATACTATGTTACGCAGTGGTTTTAAGTTCAAATAGATAAATAACTATATGAACAAATGTAACCACTGCGAAGCAGACACAAACAATCCAAAGTTTTGTAGCAAATCTTGTGCTGCAAAACATAATAACAAAAGTGTTAGACGGCACGGCAAAGATCCTATTAAGTGTGTAGTATGTAATACAGAAACACGCAATAAGAAATTTTGTAGTAGTAAGTGTGCAAGCTCTGTTAGGAAAAAAGATCCTAAACTAATAGCCGCAAGTAATGCCGCAAGGCAAGCACGTTACAGAGCAAAGTATGGATATAATAGAGCATATGCCAAAGACGCCAATAAAGAAGTGATGAAGATGATATATGAGAATTGTCCAGTGGGACACGAAGTAGACCATATTATGCCATTGTCAAAAGGCGGACTACACCACGAAGATAATCTACAATATCTTACTGTAAAAGAAAATAGGAAAAAAGGTAATAGTACTCCTTGAGAGTACCAAAAAAAACTTGACAGGTACTTTTACTAGTGCTAAACTGGAGTTATCATTTTATACATATACAATTGATTATGCATAAATACAATTGCAATAGAAAGAAAAGGAAACTTGAAAAATGACTTCTGTAATTAGGCCTAATTTAGGGTTACTAAACATTAAAGGCAATGTAGATATTGATAACACTTTAGATGTTTTAGGAGAAGTTGAGTTTTCAGATACCTTAACAGTAACAGGTACTGCTACTTTTAACAATAAATTAGCAATATCAGACACAGGCGATATTGACCTCAATAGTCCAGCATTAGGTCAAGGTGCATTAGATGTAGTTGGCGGCGGATTTATTGGAGGTCACTTGTATGTTGGCGGAACATTAGTAGCAAATGGAGATGTGATTACATTAGGCAATAGTGGCGGATCATTAACATTAAGTTCTAATATTAGTAGTGATTTAAAACCATCTACTACAGCAACATACGACATAGGATCAGATTCATTACTTTGGAATAAAGTATACACTAAGACGTTAGTATTAGATACTTCTCCTACATCAGTTGGTTCAACGCCAGCATCGCCTATCCCAATAAATTCAAGTTTATCATATATCGATGCAACAACTGCATCGACTGTAACACTATCTGATGGTGAAGTAGGACAGACACTAACAATTGTAGCAACAGGAAATCCTGCTATTTCAGTAGTAGTAACTCCAGACACTCCTAACGGATATGCAACTTTCACAATGTCAGCAACAGGAGACTCAATTAGTTTGATATTTACATCTGCAGGATGGTCGATCACATCTGCATTTAGAACTACAATAACAAACTAGTTCTTCAATAAATATTCTTCTATTGCAATAAAAGAAAAACTATGCTAATTTAGTATAGAAATTTGAGGAAGCGAAATGGCGATCAGGACTAACCATACTACTAATTTATTGTCTGCGTCTAACAATGACTTACAGCTCGATACAGATTCAGAGTTACATAATATTAGTGCTAGTAGCAACCGACTTGTAAATGTTTTAGATCCGATTGATGATCAAGATGCTGTAACTAAAATTTTCTTAGAAGCAACAATTGCAAATTTTAATTTAACACAAGATAGCGAAGTTGGGGCATCTGTAAATCAACTAGCAGAAATTATTGAAAATATTAGAACTGACACTTATGTTAAATCAGTAGACTTTGTTGCTGATATAACTACTGGTGGCGCAGGGCTATATGTTACACTAACTATATCAACAGTAGGAAATCCAAACAGATATACAATTGACTGGGGAGATGGAAATATAACCACAGCCACCTCAGATTCAACACCATCACATACATACGCTACAAACACTGGCTCACCTTATGATGTTAAGGTAATTGCATTTAACAATGCAGGAGTAGGTGTAGGTAGTTCAGCTGAAAAATTAAGACAAAATTATATTTCGATCTTTACTGGAGATCCTCAGGTGTCGTTTGCAGCATACACAAGTCCAACCGGCGGAAGTCCTATTACACAATGGGACGATGGCGACACAGTTTACTTTGAAAATACAACTACAAATACAAGTGGTGCAACAATTCAGTATACATGGGATTGGGGTGACGGATCAAGCAATGATGTCATCAGCACAGATAGTATATCTGGAGGTGTAGGTGGCGGACGTTTAGCTCATACATTTACAGCAAGTAATGAGCAAGAAGTTACACGTCAAGTTTCACTAACACTTGATACACACAGTACTGCAACACCAGGATTGGTTCCAATTGACGATGATGCAGACTATAAAATTTATGACACACATACTCCAGAGCTAAGTGCAGACAAACTAACAGGCATCAATGAACTAGCATCAAGTGGCCTAACAGTTACATTTTCAAATGATACTGAAACATCAATTGGTAACTATTCAACATATGGTGTTCGTTATGTTTGGACATTTGGTGACGGCAATACACAAACTATAAACGTAGGAAGCAACCAATCTGGTGACACTGGTAGAAATATTACACACACTTACACACTTCCAGGAAACAACATAGCCGCAGACTTTACTGGCAATTTAAGAGTGGAAAGCTTACACACAAATAGTCCGTTTATCAGTACTGACTTTACTATTCATGTTGAACCAGATGTAAGAGCACATCTTTCAGCAAGTGCAAATACTATATCTGATCGTATTGGCGATAATCAATATGATGTTTTTGACGGCGTAGATTATAACGGCGTAAACAGAGCATTAGTTACAGCAAACAACACAAGCGAAAACGGAGACAGTCATGAATTTGCTTGGAATGACGGTAGTGTAAATGACATTGAAGCAGGACTCAACAGTGTGCAACATGACTTTAGTGGAAAAACACCAGGAATTTATGCGCTAACATTAACTGCTAGTGGTACTCCAGATCTAACAGCGCAAACAGATACTGATAACTTAAACATTCAATTACATGCAATGCCACCAGCACCAAGTGGATTAAGTAGTAAAGCAATTTCATTAACAGACCCAACACAAGGATACAGTCCTCGATTAGCACATGGGTTTACAGAAAACAGTGCGTCAACTCCATTAGCAGCAGGCGCAAATTTAGAAACACTTACAGCAAGAAGATATACAGGTGGAACACTTAACACGACAGTTGCACAAAATTCATATAATGGATTAAGCGGAACAGCAACCGCAATTATTAATGGTGCGGCAGATGGATCAAAAGCGTTTACTACTTCATTAAATGAAAACGGTACTTTTGGTAGTTTAGTAATTAGCGATCAACGTGATGCAAATGACAGTATAAGTTCTTCGACTTATCCTACTGGATTTTTCCAAACTTTTGACTCTAAAATTACAAAACTATTTAGTGAGTATTCAACAGGTGTGAACGACCAGCGCATAGAACATAGCGAAACTGGTAACACAAACTATGTTACAGTAGTATGTGATGACTTAACAAGTAACCCAACAGTAAATACAACATCTGCTACGTTAACAGAACACACAGCAGGAAATTATAGATATATTTCAGGAATTCCTTACTATAATACCGGAAGTCCAAAATTAACTTTGTCTGGTGCATCATTGTCTAACTGGATTGGCCAAGCATATAGAGATACAAATAATGTATTTGAAATTTCTAATGGAACTAATTCTGAAGGTACAAGCGGTGCAACAATTAGTACACAATATAAAGGTTATGCAGATTTGGAAGATGTAGTATATCTAAATAATGGAATACCTACCGCAAATACATTAACTTATAATATAGCAGACCAAATAATCGATATTACAAATTCAAATATAGCAGCAGTTGAAACACTAAAAGCAAGAGCGCATAATGTTAACGGTACTGGAAGTTATGTTAACTTTGCAGAAAACGTACAAGTACATACAACTAATCCATATGGATTGATTGAGACTGCTATACCAGTTGCTGATAGTTTAGGCAATGGAACATTTACTACAGACGGAATTCGTATTGCTGATTTTATAAACTCAACAACTGATACGCCAGCTATAACAAGTTCAACTAATTATACAGCAACACCATTTACTGGTGCAATTGCAGTAGCAGGAACAAAAGAAGCAACAGTACGTTGGGGAAAATTAACACACAACACAACAAACTATTCAACAGGATTCTTGCCAGTTGGGCCAAACAGAAGTGCAGATACTGGAACGCAGTATTTTACTTTTGCTTTCCAAAGACAAGTTGTTGCTAATTTTGACATTAACATCAATAGTACAGGTATTGCAGGTATGTGGATTGCAGCTCCAGGTAGTGGTATAGACAATGCTAGTGGATTAAATGGTTGGTTAGAATGTACAAGCCAATATGCAGGTGCAGGTGTACCAGGCACAAATACTGCTAATGGTGGTAACGGTTCAAATGGGTGTGCGCTAACAGGTGCAGACGTTGTTCCAACAGGATCAAATATTAACGCCAGCTACACAATGACACTTGGTGCAGAAAATATGAGTAACGCAACAAACAATGTTGTGTTGGTTAGAATTGCAATTGCAAGCGGCAAACAAATAAACAGTCTATCAATAGGAGAAGCTAACTAATGGCAATAT